GATCTGAACCAGAACGAGCGGGACGCGGATGTTGGCGGGGATCAAAGAGAAGGCGGTCACGTGTGGGCTCCCTTAGGTGAGTGCGATCGGCAGCTCGGTTCGAGGTCCTTGATCGCCAGTGTTGATATTGAGCGTGACGTGCGCAAGAGGAGGCAAGTCCGCCATGTCGATCGACGGCGCCTCCGCGTAGTACGTCACGTCGATCTTGAGCGTGGCCTGACCGATGGGCGCTTCGCCCCCGGTCTGGAAGATGTACGAGGTGCCCGTCTTGCGCAGGCGATCGCACGTGTCGCCCTCGTCGTCGGGGATCGTTTCGTTCGAGCAGAGCCACGTCCACACCTGGTGGACGAAGGGCGCGAGCACGGCGCGCAGCTTCAGCGCGTAGTCCTCGTTGGCATCGGATCCGGGCGACGTCGTCACCTGCAGCACGAGCTCGACGTGCGCGGTGTTCTTGTAGCTGAGCGGCGAGGAGTTGAACTCCTCGGAGTCTTCCTCGCTCGAGCCGATCGAGACGCACGCGAATTTCTGTGGCGTCAGCGGCGTCACGCGATCGATGAAGATCGAGTCGCCGGCGGCCGTCTTGGCTCGCTTCAGGCCCTCTTGCGCGGCCAGCATGATCCGTAGGAGCTCAAGCGCCATTGTTCAGCTTCATCAGCACGAGCTTCGCGCCGCCCTCGCCGTCGGGATCGACCTTATCGACGCGGTAGACGACGGTCCCGAGCTGCGCCAGGTGGCCCTCGACCGGGTAGGCCGGCAGCGCGGAGATCTCGACGTCGAGCTCGGGCCTGTAGGTGTCAATCGTGGCACCGGTCTCGATGTCGATGTCCTTGTGGTGCTCGCGATAGATGCCCTCGAGCGGATAGCCCGCGGGCGAGAGCGCCACCCAGTCTCCGCCCTTCCTCAGGGCATAAGAGAACGGCCGCTTGTCGTGGAACGCACCAAAGCATGCGCTCCTCGTGGCGGCCGTCATGTCTTCCCAGCCCATGGCGAGGACCCTCGCCTACGATCAGGTCGGGAGCGGGAGGAGCACGCCGCGCACGGTGAGTGCGGCGCCCGTGGGTTGGGCGGTCTCGCAGAGAGCCACCAGGAGGTTCGCGCCGCTCGCGGCCGCGCTCGTGATGTAGTGGTTCGTGTCGTCCCAGTACATCTTCGCGCCCTGCGTGAACGTGTCGCCCGACTTCTTGGGCAGCGTGTGCACGCCGATGCGCACGGCCTCGCCGTTGGTGGCGCCGTTGGCGACCGTCTCCTGGGTGATCCCGAAGAGGAAGCCGATCAGCACGGGATCGCCCGACGTGAGCGCCCGGGGAGCAGTGAACGTGAAGACGCCGCCGCTCTTGAGTTGGGTTTGTGACATAGCGTTCTCGAGGAGAAGGAGAGTTGGAGAGCTGGGGGCGAGCTGAGCCCGCCCCCGTTCGAATCGTCAGGACAGGATCAGGTGCTGGCGTCGGACTTGAGCATGCCGCGCCAATCGATCGCCTTCGCGCCGAAGTCTTCCACCGCCTTGATCTCGACGCCCTCGACCTCGAAGCCGATGCGGGTCTCGATGCGCGGGCCCTGCATGCCTTCGAGCCACGCGATCTCGATCATGTCGATTTGGTCGATCGAGGCCATCAGGTACCAGTACACGAGGCTCGATGCGTCGAGACGCGGCTCTGCGACGGGCGAGAGCGCGTTCACGAACGGGTTCACGTTGCCGGCTTGCTGCGGGGTGATCGGCAGCGTGACTTGCTGCGCGGTCATCTCGAGCGCGGTCGGGACCACGAGCGTCTTCGGCGCGATGTTGAGCAGCTCGCCGGCTTGGCCGGTTTGCTGGCGCATCTTCGCGCGGCCGGTGCCGAGTCCCGTGACGGACAGGGCGGGCGTGACGAGGTTGCCGTGCGTGGCGTGGAAGAGGGCGACGCCGTCCGCCATGGCCGCGTTGGTCGTGAGGATCGAGTAGACGACCGTCGACTCCATGTTGCGGGCTTGCGACCCGTACATCTCCGGCAGGCGGGTGAAGGCCTGCATGTCGTCGTTCACGATCGCTTGGCGATTGATCACGAAGCGGCTGCCGTATGTCGAGAGCTGGTACTTCTCGGCCGAGTCGGTGACCTTGCCGATTTCGATTTCGCCCGAAGGGTTGACCTTCAGGAGCTGCGGCGCCGAACCGAAGTTGACGCGGCTGGCGAGCTTGAAGTCGGGCAGCGTGCCCGAGCGGCAGAACGACATGAACGTCTGCGGCGCTTGGTCGTAGGCACGGCGCAGCGTCTTGGTCGCGATGTTCTCGAGCGTCGCGGCGAAGTCCGTCACGCCGGCCATGCCCGCGGACCGCTCGTAGCCGATCGCGATGCCCGCCATGCGCATGATGTCCATGCCGTTGGTCTTGATGCGCTGCTTGGCGAGGGAGAGCCGCGCCACTTCGCGCAGGGTGAGGCCCACGTACTCGCGGCCCGGCGAATCGGGCTTGAGCGGGTAGCGGCCCATGTCGTAGCGGAAGAGCAACGCGTCCGCGATCGCCATGCGGTTGGTGTCGCTCTCGGTTCGGACGATCTCCACGCGCTGACCTCCTCCGATTGCCGGCCCGGCCGTCGTGCGCGCGTGCTCGTCGATGATCAGGCCGCGCGCGCGGCCGAGGTCGACGCCCTTGCGGACGAGGTTCTCGGCGAAGCGCCGCGAGACCTTGGCCTTGCGCGCTGCGTCGAGGATGCCAGCCGAACGCCGGCGTTCCTTCTCGAGCGCGTTCTTCATCTCGACGCGCGACAGCTTGCGCGGCTCGCCACGGTCGGAGCGCGAACCGGTGGAAGCGGGCGCATCGTCGTCCTCGGTCTCGACGTCGTCGTCATCCTCGAGGTCGGGCTCGTCGTCGTCCTCGGCGCCGCGCTGGCCCTCGCCCTCTTCGCCGTCCTCGGCGTCTTCGCCTTCGACGTCGCCTTCGAGCTCGGGCTCGTCGTCGTCCTCAGCGCCGCGCGCGAGCTCGTCGACCTCGATCTCGTCCACGTCGTCGTCCGGATTCGGCTCTTGACGCTTGGCGGGCTTCTTGGGAGTCGGCTTCGGGCGCTGCGCGCTGCGCTTGAGGGACCGCTTGCCGTTCTTCTTGGTCGTGACTTTGGCCATGGTTCGGTTTCCTGCTCCCGCGTTGTTCGTGCGTCGCACGATCTCGTAGCGGTGTACGTTGTCCGTTGCGCTTCGCTGCTGAGCGCCGGCGTCCGCGCCGACGCAAATAAAGCTGATCTCCTTCGGCTCCCAGTCGACCGCGCGCAGCGTGCGCACCTGGTCGCCTTGCTTGGTCACGTCCTCGAAGCGGAAGACGTCGTAGGTGATGGAGACCTGATTGATGATCCCGTCGATGATGTCGCCGACGATGCCGGCGACGTCCTCGCGCTTGGACAGGCGGATGAGCGCGTAGCCTTTGCCGTCGCGGATCCACGCCTTCTCGACGACGCCCAGGGTGTTGTCGATCGACTCGCGCGCGTGGTCGCGCAGGACGGCGCCCTTGTTGTTCAGGCGCCCCATGCGCACGTGCGCCGGGTTGAGCGAGAGCTGCTCGTCGAAGTCGGTGCCGCGCTCGGTTTGGCGACGCACGGATGCGCCGGTAGACCACACGACCTCGATCGTGTTCCGGACCTTGTCGTAGCTGTTGGCGACGACGTCGGCGCGCATCAGGCTCGACGGCATCGAGCCGCGCTCGAGTCGGCGCCAGCGCTTGGAGAGCACCACCATGTCGCCCGCAATCTGTCGAGTCGGGAATTCCCGACACAAGAGCGAGCCCGCGCGTTTTTCGCTCAGCTCTTCTTCGCGAGCTGCTTCGGCTTCGGCTTAGATTTCCCGTTGCTTCCCGACTGCTGCGGGTCCACAGCGTCGGTCGTCTCCGAGTTTCCGGGCCCTTGCTCGGCCTTCGCACCGCCGGCGAGCGGCACGCGCGCGTCGCTCTCGATCGTGAGGCCCATGTCGTCGAGCCGTTTCATGTCAGCCTCGAGCTCTTCGAAGTGCTCTTCGGGGTTGTCGCCGTTCTCACGGATCGTTTCCGACATCGTCTTCAGGCCCGAGCGGATGGCGTCGCGCGCGGCTGCGATGTCGTTCGCCGGGTCGAGCATCGCGCGGCGAGGAGTCGTCCACGAGAACGTGATGCCTTCGATGTTCTCGCCCATCAGCTCGCACGCCTGGAGGAACCACTTCGCCACGGGATCGCAGAAGCGCGGGATCACCGTGCGCCATCGAACCTTGTCGATGTTGTTGCGCATGAAGATCACGCCCAGGCGCCCGCTCGCGAAGTTGACGCGGCGCCAGTCTCCGGTCAGAGCCTCGTAGCTGATCCCCCACGCCTTGGCCTGTGCACGGAGCTGGACCGTCGAGAAGTCGTCGTAATCCGAGACCGTGGGCGGGTTGGGGAACTCGATCGTCTTGCCGGGCGGAAGCGTCTCGATCGTGCCGGGCTCGATGAACTCGAGCAGCCGGTCCTTGTGCCCAGTCGGCAGCGCATCGGGCATCTCGATGTCGTGAATGAAGCCCGCGAACGCGGCCGAGACGTTCTGCTTCTGCAGCGTCGAGTCCTCGTACTCGCTGAACACGCGAGCGCGGATCACGCCCGAGAAGGGCCACGGAACGTCGGTCACCTGGCCCGGGCGCGCGCGCTTGAAGACGTGCAGCACCTCGGACGCGGGGATGAACTGCGAAGCCCAGGGCTGCCACACGTACATGTCGCCCGGGTGGTAGGGGAAGAGCCAATAGCCCGTGCGGCGCTTGATCTGATCGAACGCGATACCGCCGATCACGCGCGTGCCGTCGTTGTGCATCAGGTCGCGCGACATGTCGAGGTGATCGGGCTCGAGCAGCTCGAGCTGCAGCGGCACGGGCAGCTTGTCGGCCATGAAGCGCGGCCGGCGGCGGACGAGCACAGAGCCCGACTCGGCCATGGTGCGCACGACGGCTGCCTGCAGGTCGTAGAAGTCTGACTGGCCGTCCGCGTCGCACGCGGAGCTCTCGGCCCATGCCTTCCACAGCTCCTTGATGCGGTCGACGCGGCGCTTGTTCGGGCCGGAGATCGTGGCGACGATGCCCGTGCCGACGACCTCGGTCTCGACGACTTCGAGCCCGGCCTTCATCCACGCATCGTTGCGGCAGAGGTCGCGCACGCGATCGCGCATCACCTTGAGCGTCCACGTGACCGCCGCATTGCCGCTCGAGCTCGGAACGTGCCAGCCCTCGGTGCGCCAGGTCTTCGAAGCGGCGTCGTAGCCCATCGAGCGCGCGATCCACGCGGCCTTCGCGCGCGAGACCATGCGCTTGAGGCCCATGGTGGGCGCGACGAACGCGATAGCGCGGTCGAGCATGTTGGCCGGCGCGTCCCGACGCTCCTGCGGTTCGTGGCGATCGCTGAAGGTGCCGAAGCTCATTGCGCGGGCCTGCATCCGCCGTCGGCCAGGCCCTTGCTCGTCACCGCTTGCTTGCGGAAGGGACCCTTGGCGCGCAGCCCGAGCTCGGTCTCGATCAGGTCGCGGGTCTGGAGCATCTCCGCCAGCGAGCGGTACGTCACCCTCCGGTCCTCGTACTGAACCGACGACGCACCGGTGGCGATCGCGCGCTTCAGGTCATCTAGGTCCTTCGTGGTCCACGCCATTTCCAGAACGACTCCCGTCGAGCAGGCGGCCGTGCGGTGGGTTGGTCCGCGCGCGGCTGCTCGGCCGGAGTTTGCACGGGCTCACTTCCCGGGGCAATCCCCATGCTCTCCTCCATCGTGGCCCACGCGTCGTCGTCGTAGCGGTCGATGCCGAGCAGCGCGGCCGCCGCGCGCGCGTAGACGCGGCAGTCGAGTACTTCGTTCCGACGCCCGGCGCGCAGCTGCCATTGGGTCTTGCGGTAGCCGCGCACGATGTGCGTGACGAGCTCCTCGGCCGTGAGCTGGAGGAAGTACTCCTTGCCGTATTCGGGGAAGTGGCACCAGCCCGCGGGGAACGGGTCGTTCTTCTCGAGCGGCGGCGGGAGCCGCAGCCGCGCGTACAGCTCGCTCTTGGCCGTGCCCACGCCAACGGGCCACAGCCGGCATCCGCGCCGAGCTCGCCGCGCGCGCTGGGTCACGTCGACCTTCGTCGGAAGCCCGAGGATGGTGGGCATCGTGTCGAAGCCCTTGACCACCATCGTGCGATCGCTCGGGCGCAGTCGAGCCCAGTTGTAGACCTTCTGCGTGTTGTAGCCCGAGTCGACGGCCAGCATTCGGATCGGCATCTCGACGCCCGATGCGCTCGGCCACGTGCGCTCGTACAGCGCGGTGAGCTGCTCCCACGTCGACTCCTCGTCGCTCGAGCCCTCCAGCACGATGTACTCGATCGACCACGACTCGAGCCCGCGGCCCCACGCCACGATCTCGACCTCGATCCGGTCGACCTGCACGTCGGCGCCGGCGGTGATGAGGATCCCGCCCTTGGGCACCGTGCCCATCTCGTAGCTCTCGCGTCGCGAGTAGATCCGCTCCCACTCGGGCGCGTCGCCGCGCTCGACCCACGTCTCGCCCAGCACGGTGTTGATGAACGTGCGCAGCTCGTCGGGCTTGATGTACGGCGTGTGCGCAGACTCCCACGCGCGAACGGCGTCAGCCCAGCCGTACCATCCGAGCGGCGAGTAGAGCGCCGAGAGGTGGTAGCCGCGAATCGTCGGGTCGCACTCGCCGTGCGCTTCCCACACGCCGGCAGGCAGCATCGTCTCCTTGTGGCGCTCCTCGATCCCGCGCTGGCACTTCGCGCAGACGTAGACCACGCCGTCGGGAACGCCCTTCTTCCATTGCAGCCCGGTGCCCTCCTTCGACCAATGCAGCGGCTGGAAATGGCCGCAGTACGGGCATGGCACGTGGAAGTAGCGCTGGTCCGTGCCGTCGAACGCGCGTTTGATGCGCGAGCGGCCCTCGATCGTGGGCGTGGAGATCAGGCCAATCTTCGCGCGGTGGGCGAACGTGCGCGTGCGCGCTCGAGCGAGCTCGACGGGATCACCTTCGCCCTCGACGTCGCCCGGGTAGGCGTCGACCTCGTCGAGCATCAGGATCTTCACCGCCATCGAGCGCAGGCCTGCGGCGCTGTTCGCACCGGTGAGCACGAGCGGCCCGCCCGGGAAGTCCTTCGAGAACGTCGTGTTGCCAGAGTCGCGCGATCGCGGCGCGTGCACCTTGGCGCTGAGCCTCGGACACTCCGCAATCATCGGGTCGAGCTTCTGCTTCGAGTAGCGCCGCGCGAGCTCGACCGTGGGCTGAACGATCATCACCGGGCCCGGCGAGCGATCGATCACGTAGCCCAGCACGTTGTTGATGCCCTCCGTGCCTCCGATCTGCGCGCCCTTCATCAGCACCATGAACTCGACCGGCGATCGCGCCGAGAAACAGTCCATGATTTCGCGCATGTACGGCGTGCGGGACGTGCGCCATTGGCCGTGCTCGGCGTTCTTGCTGCTCACCTGGCGGTACTTATCCGCCCACTGCGAGACCGTCTCGTCCGTCTCCGGCCGCAGCCCTTCGAAGAACGAGCGTGCGTAGCTGCTGATCGCTTGCATCACCATGGGAGTGCGCTCCTGGCGCTGTAGCTGGCGCCGTAGTTTTATGCCCGATTTTATTCGCCGTCGTCGAACCGGCCCTGCGTGGCGATCTTCTCGAGCGCCTGGGTGATCTCCTCGCGCAGCCGCTCCTCGATTGCGCGCGGCTTGCGCTCAGCCGCGAGCGCGGCCGCGATGCGAGGCGGAATGGCGAGCAGCGCGTCGCGCACGCCGCGCGCGACCCTGAAGGCCTCCGCGTGCACGGCGTCGGCCTCGAGGAGGCGGCCAGCGTCGCGCTCATAGCGCATCTTCGCCTGCTGCGCGCCGTAGTACTCGCGCGACGTGCGCGCGGTGAGGAACGCCTGCGCCACGCCAGGCTGCACCACGGACTTGCCGTTGCCCGCGGAGTCCTTGAAGAGGTGCTGCTGCCCGGCGATCGGGTTCGGCGGCTGCATGCCCGGGTCGCGGCGCTGCCCGGGGTCGCTGTTCTTCTCCCACTCGACGTCCGCGAGCTCGGCGTCGATGCGCTTCTGCCCGCGCTCGTCTGCGGAGATGGATTCGGAGAGCCGGCCGGTGCGAATGGCCTTCTGAACCGCGGCGTGCGTGACGCCTCTGCGCTTTGCGTACGCGCGGATCCCGAGCAGGATCCGTTCTGCTGACATGGGTTACTTGGTGCGGGTCTTCCCGACCTCAGCGAAGGTCGGCCCGAGCTGGCCCTTCTCGTCGACCAGGCGGGCTTCGTTCTTGGTGGCGTTCTGCCAGCGCACGACAGCGACGTCGACGAACGCGGGCGAGATCTCGATTGCGTAGCAGCGCCGGTGCAGCTCCTCGGCGGCCATGATCTGCGTGCCCGATCCGCTGAACGGCTCGAGGCAGATTTCGCCCGGCAGCGTGCTCCACTCCATCACGCGGCGGAAGAGCTCGACGGGCTTCTGCGTCGGGTGGATGCCATCCGATTGGCCCTTCTGATCGACCTGCCACACATTGCTCATGTTGCACGGCGGGCGGCGGCGTTTGGTGGGCATCTTGCCGACCGGCCAACCGTAGAAGCACGGCTCGAACTGGAACATGAAGTGGTTGCGCGTGAGCACCGCGCGCGCCTTCACCCAGATGATCGTCTGGTGCACGAGCAGCTCGTTGGCGAGCCAGCCCGCTTCGACCACGCCCTGCCGGCGCGACGCGTGCCATTGGTACACGGGCACGCGCTCGACGCAGAACGGCAGAGCTTCCTTCAGGAAGACGGTGAAGAGCGAGTCCTCGACCGCCATCTCGTGGTAGTCGTCCCAGTGCTTGTCCTTGACGTCGGCCTTGTTCGCCCAGCTCTGCGGATGGTTGCCGCCCTGGTAGTTGACCTGATACGGCGGGTCCGTCTGAAGGAGCTGCGCCTTCTCCTTCCCGAGCAGGCGGCCGTACGTCTCGCCCTTGGTCGAGTCGCCGCAGATGATCCGATGCTCGCCGAGCGCCCACAGTACCCCCCCCCCGTGTAACGGGATTGTTTGGCGGCTGCGGTGCGTCCTCGTCCTCCGTCGTTGACGCAGGTTCGGTGCTCTTCAAGAGTGCGCCGAGCTCCGCAGCCGTCCAGCCGATCGCGTCGAGATTGAACGCGGCCGTGCGCGAGAGCTCCTCGAGCTCGGTGCGCAGCATGTCCTCGTCCCACGTCGCGAGCTCTGCGAGTCTGTTGTCCGCGAGCCGGTACGCGTTCGCGCTCTGGTCGTCGAGGTGCTCGAGCGTGATCACGGGCACGGTCTTGATGCCCAACGACTTCGCAGCCTCGAGGCGGCCGTGGCCGGCGATGATGTCACCCGCCTTGGTGATCAGGATCGGCGCGTTGAACCCGAAGCGCGCGATCGATGCGGCGAGACGCTGCACCTGCTCTGCCGAGTGCAGCCGCGCGTTGCGCGCGTAGGGCTTCAGCGATTCGATCGCGCGCCGCTCGAGCGCGTGCTTCTCTTCGCCAGCGACGGGCTTCGGCGCGAGCTTCTTCGACTTGGTGGTAGCCACCTACTCGGGCCTGCCGAGAACCTGCGCGAACTGGCGCGACTCCGAGCCGTTGCGCTCGACCGTCATCGCCGTCCCGGCCGGGATGCCGTTCTGCTTGTCGTAGCCCGCCTTGAGCTCGACGAGCATGTCCTCGAGGTCGACCCAGGACGTTGCCTGGACCTCGATGATGATCCGTTTGGCCGGGAACCATTGCAGGACGTTGATCGCGGGCGCGATCGTGCCGCATCCCACGGCGTCCATGGGGCTTGCGCTCGCCTCGGCGGGCGCGCTGGCGGCCGCTCCGCTGGCATGCACGACCATCGGGCCCGCGTGCTCTGCATCGAGCTCCGCGTCGAGATCCTCGGGCTCGGGCAGGGCGGTCGTCTCGTCGAGCGGAAGGGCGGGCGCGTCGGCGACCTCGTCCGACCCGGATGCACCTGAATCGTCCTGTTCGTTCCTCATGGCTCCCGAAGCTACCCGACTTTGCCCGACCGTGGCAACCCTGGGGTGGCTACCCGGTAGCCGCCCACCGGCTAGAGGCTTTCGGCGCTGCGCGTCACCCGCTTGCCCTCTGGGCGAGGTAGTACCTATCGCCCCCCCCCTCCCTCGGGCCGCCGTGCGCGCGCGGGCTGCGCCGTGTTGGGGCCTCGCGCGCCGCGCGCTACGCGGGCTGTGCGAGCCGTTCCAACGTGTGCGCGCGCAGCGCGTCAGGGCGGATGCCGAGCAGCACGGCCATCTGCACCGCGAGGCATTGATCGTCCTCGAGCAGGGCCAACACGAGGTGGTCAGGCTGCACCATCTCGTGCCCGAGCTCGTGCGCGACGCGATGCGAAGCACGCAGCGCACGCTCACCACGTTCGCTGGGTGGCAAGTAGGGCAGCTCCTTCGGATGTGCGTCGGCCAGCGGTGCACGCGTGCTGCGGATCAGCGTACGCATTGCAGGCAACACCTTGAGGATTGGCACTGGGGTGTTGGCCAGCGCGAGCTGCTCTTCTCCGAACCATGTGACCAGCAGGCCCGTCAGCATGTCCTGCGTGCCCACGTGGCTATGGCCTTCGCGCAAGGCGATCTCGTGTGCGTTGTGCAGGGCTTCGATCAGCTGCGGAGACTGGCGCTTGGCGAATGCTTCGGGCGGGGGTTGGGTGCTCATGGGTGCAGGGTAGTAACGGGAAGTCTGCCGAGCGCGAAAAAATCGCCGAGGGCCTGACGGCCCTCGCTCAGAGCTGCCGTCGTGCAGCTTGCCTCACGCACGCAACGCACATGGAGCTCTCTGCTTCAGCATTGTTCCGCGGCGCGGCCGTTTCTACGCTCGCGACGTCTTTCCCAAACAACACACAAGGAGATCTCTATGTCCCTGCGATCCGGTTTTCTCGCCCTCGTCGGTGCCCTCGCTGCTGCCATCTGTCTCGGTTCGATGATGTCCGCTCGAGCGGGAAGCCCGCCCCAAGCCAATGCCCCGCTCGCCACGATCACGGTCGAGAAGAACTTCGACGTGCCCAATGGCAACGACACTCCCGGTGGCAACCAGACGTTCCGCATCCGAGGCTGGAACGTGGCGCTCGGCACGCTCGACGAGGTGCATATCGATCTGACCGCCACGGCCGACATCGTCGACTGCGTCGAGAATCAGAACCCGTTCAGCCCGTGCTGCGCTTACGCCGGCGAGCAGATCTGCACTCAACCTACCAGCGGCACGCCCAACACGGTGATCCTCAAGCTGTACGACCGCACGCCGACGTTGCTCGGGCGACAGGACACGACTTGCGCGTCGCTGAACATCAACCTCGGCATTTACGACGGCGTCGACGACTTCGCAGGCACGAGCGGCGGGTGCATGGCGCAGACCGACACGAGTACTCGCGTCGATGCTCTGGTGTACGACCACTCGAACCAGGCGATGCTCGACTACTTCACCGGCGACAGCGTCCAGCTCCAGTACTTCCGCGAGACGCACAACCAGGCTGGCGCCGCCTGCGGCATCACGCACTACGGGCTCTCGGCGCACATGAGCGGGCACATGCACTTCACGTTCATCGGGCATTGAGTCAGCCATGCGCGTGCTGGCTCCGATTCGTCACACTGAACAGCCCGAGGTCGAGCAGTACCTGTTCTTCTGCCCGGGTTGTCAGTGTGGGCACGCTGTGACGGTGAGCGCGCCGCCCGAATGGGGTGGCGGCCGCGCTCGCTGGACATTCGACCGCAACATGGAAGCGCCGACATTCGGCCCTTCCGTCCTGCATCCGGGCGTCAAGCCCGCGGGCGAATGGCGCGGACAACCTCGCTGCCACCTGTACGTGAAGGCTGGGCAGCTCGAATTCCTAGGCGACTGCGAGCACGCTCTCGCTGGTAAGACGGTGCCGATGGTGGATCTCGAAGCACCACTGCCAGCCAACGAGGACGATGTCCTGACTGACGTGGTGCTCCGAGGCCCGCGGCGCTCCTAGGTGCCCGGAGGAATCACGGGCGGCGTCGCCGGCGGCGTGCTGCCCGAGCCGTCGGTCTGAGCAATCAGGAGCTGCGCGATCTGCGCGTTGAGCGCATCGATCGCGTTGTTGAGTGTCGTGACGTCGGAAGCCGAAAGGCCACCGGGCGGCGTCGAGGACGCGAGCTGTTGGACTTGGGCGCTGACGGCTGCGACCTTGCCGAGAAGGACGGTGAGGGTGGACATGATCTGCTCGTTCTGCTGGTGGATCTTGCGGAGGATGTTGCGGTTGAACACGCAGAGCGGGATATCACACTGCCCGAGCCCGGGCAAGCTCAGCGCTTCTTGACCTTCGGCTCGAGCGCGATCTTCAACGACTCCAGGAACACCGGCCCGTACTCGCGCCCGACGAGAGCGCGGACCGTGTCGGTGAAGTGGAATCGGCGCTCGACGCGCGCGGTCTGCCGGAAGATGTACAGCACCTGCAGCGGCGTTCGTTCCTTGCCCTTGCGGCGCAGGATGGCGAGCTTGCCCGCGCTCGGGCCCGACTTGAGTGTCTGAATGAACACGCCGGGGCGCTGCAGCACGCGCTTCGGCCGTTCGCCCAGGGGGATCAGGCCTTTGCCTCCTTCGCGCACGTTGGCGCTCGGGATCGCTAGCGACGCACCGCCGAGCTTCGCGGCCGCTTTCTTGAGCCGCACCGCGCGGATGCCCTTGGGCGCTGCCGGCACCTTGCCCGAGGCCACGCGCCCGGCTCCGCCCTTCGGCTTCTTGATGCCACCGAGCTCCTGCAGCGCCATGAAGTAGTCGCGCGAGCCAACCACCGCCTTGGCGCTGGGGAAGTCTTGCTTGCGCGCTGGCTTGATGAGGATGCCCTTTGCGACCCACGGCCGGCGGATGTGGAAGTGCGACGGGAGGTCTGTGATCACCTTGCCCTGCGAGGACTTCGCGAGCTTGGTGAGCGCGCGCGCTTCGGCGAACGCGAGCTGGCTGTGGGTGGCCTTGGAGATCCACTCGTGGAAGGCACGCAGGTCGACCTTGCCACCGATCGTGATCACGGTCCGACGTTCAGCCCGCTGACCAGCGCACGCATCTCGAGCACCACCGGCGTGGGGCAGATCACGATCGGCGGAGGCACGAGGTTGAAGTCGACATAGAACGGCTTCCGCTGGGAGTAGAACGTGCGGCCGAGCTGGAACGAGACGAGGGCTTGGACCCACCATTTGCCCCACTCGCTGAGGTCGCCCGGCGCGGAGATGTACTGCGCGGTGCCGTCCTTCTCCGGCCCTTTGACCGCAGCTTGGCGAATGAACGTCTTGCCGCTCGCCATCTCGAAAATGAACGACACGCCCGTGTTGCCGGCGAGGTCCAGCGCCTTGTCGCGATCGGTGATCGGGATCTCGATCGCGTATCCGACGTCGTTCTGCTGGATGCGTTCCATGGCGTGTGCAGTCTAGCCCAGGGTTATGGCGGGCGCCGTGAGCTGGATCGACACGGGGCTCGGCAGGATGAGGATCGTCGCCGGCGGCGGGCCCGTGTGCTCCGAAAGCGACGCGGGGCTCGAGTCCTGCGTGTTCATCTCGACAGCCACGGTGATCACGTTGCCGTCGATCACGCGCGCGACGACGACGTCTGGCGCGCGCATCTGAACCACGGCCGGGCCGGGCGTGAGGACGAGCGTGCCCTCTGCCGTGCGCACGATCGCAGGCACAGCCAACGCGATCGCAGTCGGCTGCGGCGTGAGGATGATGTTGGCGCCCACGACCACGGCCGGCGCCTGCATGGCGATCGCGGCCGCGCTGGGCGTCAGCGTGAGCGTGCCCGGGTTGAGCGCAATCGCAGGTGCTGCGAGCGCGATCGCGACGGCGCCGGGCGTGAGCACGATGGCGCCCTTGTCGATTGCGATCGCGGGCACGGCGAGCTGAACCACGACCGGATCCGGCCGCGAGATCAGCGTGCCCATGTACATGCCGTGCGCCGGCGAGGAGAGCACGACGGACACTGGCGTGGGCGTGAGCAGCAACGTTCCGCGATCGATGCCGATGCCCGGCACTGTCACGAAGACCGCGGACGGATCCGGCAGCAGCACGAGGTTGCCGAGGCTGCTGCCGATCGTCGGCGCGATGAGTGCGATCCGCGCCGGCGACGGCGTGAGGATCGTGGCGCCCGCGGCCGTGGTGATCGCGGGCGCACTCATGGACACCGTCGCCGGCGTCGGGCGAATCACCAGCGTGCCGAGGTCAACGGCGATGATGTTCGCGCGCAGGATGACCCGCGTCGCCGGCGGGAAGAGCGTCGTCGCGCCGGCAGGGATCGAGATGTCGGGCGCGGAGAGCGCGATCGCGGTCGGTCCGGGCGTGAGCAGGAGCTCGACGCTGACCTGCATCGACGGCGCGACGAGCGCGAGCACAGCCGGGCTCGGCGTGAGGATCATCGACGTCGAGATAGTGATCGGCAGGAGCAGGATCTGCAGCGTCACGACCACGGGCGTTGGGCGCAGCGTCGCGGTGCCGAACGCATGGGCCTGGTTGTCGGGTGCGGCCAACGTCAGCGCGGTGGGGTTCGGCCGAATCACGAGCGCACCGTTGATGGACGGATCCGGCACGACGAGCAGGAGCGCGGTGCGCTGCGGCGTGAGGATCAGCGTGCGATCGACCACGGGCGCCGGCGCGACGAGCAGCACGGCCGTGCGGTCGGGCAGCAGCACGAGCTCGCGGAAGACCACCGGCGCGGGCACGGCCAGCGTGATGACGGTCGGATCAGGAACCAGGCGCAGATCGCCCATGTCGACGGTGATCGACGGAGCGACGAGCGGCGATGCGGTCACAGCAGGCGCCATGCGCAGGTCGCGGTTGACCGTCGGGCTTGGAACGGCCAGCGTGATCGCGGTCGCTCCGGGCGTCAGATTGAGCTCGAGGTCGAGCGTGATAGACGGCGCAGCCAGCGTGAGCGCCGTCGCGTTCGGGCGCAGGATGCTGGTGAAGTCGAGGGTGATGCTCGGAACGGCCAGCAGCACTGCCGTTCGATCGGGCAGCAGGGTGAGCGTGCCCGGGTCGACCGTGACGCTCGGCGTGGCCAGAACGATCGCCGTCGCTCCTGGAGTCAGCGTCAGCGTCCGGTCGACGGTGATCGACGGAACCAGGAGCGGGATCGCCACGGCGCTCGGCGAGAGCGTGAGCGTGCGGTCGATCGTGATCGACGGAACCGCCAGCGTGAGCACCGCAGAGTCGGGCAGCGCCGTGGTGAACGACAGATTGATGTCGGTCGGGAAGAAGCCCGTGGGCGGGTAGACCGGAACGTAGAGCCCAGCGCCGACGTTCGGGTCGTCCGCGATCTCCCACACGCCCGCGCTGGCGTCAGTGACCTCGAGCCGGTTGTTGACGTTGACCGGGCATTCCCAGAGCGTCCCGGCCTGGTCCTCGACGCTGAACGTGTATTGGCTCACGGGGAGCCTTCTACGCGGCGAGCAGCGTGACTTGGCCTACGTGCAGGCCGCGAGCACTGGCGCTGCGTGCGATCACGCGGGCACCAAAGCCAAGGTTGGTGGTCGATCCGGGGAGGTGCGTCGTGTGGCTAAAGACGAGCGCGTCGTTGATGTAGAAGTCGACCGCGGCTGCCTTGAGCATCAGGCGCAGCGTGTATGCCGTCGCCGTAGCGATCGCGCAGCCCGCGCCGGTGTTCGTCGTCGGCGTCGTGCCGTCACACGTCACCGTGCTCCACTGGCCCGTGGTGTCGAGGCCCGTGTCGTAGCGAAAGAGCGCGCAGTGTTGCGTGCTGGGCGCGACGACGAGTGCGTCGATGTTCTGATCGAAGAGGCCGACCAGGAAGCATGCGGACGTGATCGCGGTGTGCGTGCGCACCGTGCACACCCATTCCGGGTTCCATTGGCGTTGCGTGTAGTCGAACGACGCGGTGATGAGCCCCTGCGCGTTGCCGCTGACCGCCGATGTGTCGAAGCGGCAGAGCTGCCCGATCGGGTCGTTGTTCTTGCTGACAAACGTGCCACCGTTCGAACTCAGCGTCGGCGCCGCCTTGAAGCCGACGTTGGTCCACGTCGTGGCGTTGGCGTCGTTGTAGTAGCTCTGGACGCGCTTCGACCAATGCTTGTCGTAGCTCTTGTTGGTCGGGTCCGAGAGGTCCTTGTTCGTCGGCGCGGCCGTGCCTGTCAGCGTGAGGAGGGACGCATCCAGGTTCGACGCGGCGATCGTGTCGGTGGCGGCAAACTCCTTGACCTTCGGCGTGCCACCGGTGACGAGCTTGAGCGGGACCTGGGTCGTCATGGTTCAGCTTCCGGGCGCGGTGGAAGGGGGCGCCCACTGAGCCGCACGCTCAGCAAGCGCCCGCACCCCCGCACTGCTCGTGAACTAGGAGATCTGGACGATGCCCGACGCGTTCCACTGCAACGTGACGTTCGATCCGTTGCCAGTGAAGGGGAAGCCGCCCGTGTCGATGTACACGAAGGGGATCCCGGTCGAGAACGTGCCCGTGCTCTTGTAGATGACCGCGGCTTGCGCTTGGCGCGCGCCGGCGGCCAGCGTGGTGAACGTGACGTTCGCCGCGAGCCACTCCGAGCGGTTCTGCGAGTTGTTCTGGGTCAGGCTCTGGCTCGTGAGCGTGATGCCGCCCGAGGTGTAGCCCGACGCGACGAACTCGTCGAGCGTGGCGAAGCCGCCGATCGTCGAGGAGTTGTGATCCGAGCCGCAGGTCGTGTTCGTCATCACGAGGATCACCGCGAACGTGTCGCCCGACACGCGCAGGTCCATCGCCTTGGAACCGAGATTCTGCTTCGAGATGTTGTAGATGAAGTTGGACAAGGTCGCCCCCGTGGTCGCCGTGCGCGGTGGGCCGCGCGTTGGTCAAGAACGAGGCGGACGCTAGCAGCGCGGGAATTCCCGACACAAGGGGCACGCGGGCCCGATACGATCGCGACGCGAGCCCGGTAGTCTGCCTGTCGGGCGCGCAATCCCTCCCGGTTTCCTGAACCGGACCGATTCGTGGATGTGAAAGGAGCGGGCCGCGGACGTCAGTCTGCGGCCCGCTCTCTTTCGCTTCAGCCGACCTTGATGCCGTAGTACAGGTCGGCGCGCATCCTCAGGTAGAGCGCGTTCAGCGGCGTGCGCTGCGGCTCATCCGCGAGCTTCATCGAGAAGGGTGCGTTCCCATAGATCGCGGCGTTGGCCTCGGCGATCGCCTCGAGGCACCTGTCTTCCCAGCCCGCATCCCAGTCCTGCGCTGCGACGCGCTGGTGGTTCCAGAACGCGAACGGGTTCGCGCTGCGCGGCAGCCCGTCGACCTGGTCCTGCGCGCCCAGCCGGTAGGCCGGTGATTGGAGCTCGGGCTTCACGCCGGGAAGAATAACCCCGGGCAATCCGGGCACAAGCGGGAAGTCAGAACGTGGGGTCGATCACGTGCGCGCGAATCGCAGAAACGACATCGTCGGGCACGTTCCACAGTGCTTGGCGCCCGCGGCAGGGGATGTCCGAGTGCATCACGACCACGCGCGAGAGCTGCCACGCCCAGCGCCCCATCGAGAGGTCGCCGAACGCGAACTCGTTCCGCACGCTGCGGCTCGTGCCGTCTCCCAGCGCGATCGCGCCGCGCGGCCGCGTCTTGCCCTGCTTCCATGCGTAGCCCAGCAGCGAGCTCGTCTGCTGTACGACGCGCTTGTCGGGGATCTCGAGCCCGGTATGGCTCTCCTCCATGTGCATCGACGTGAAGCCGTCGATCTCGAGCACGCCATCGAGATGCGCGACGGCGAGGACCGAACCCGCGCGGAGCGTGCACGCGCCCACGGTCTCGCGCGCGAGCTCCTCGTTCTTCGGATCGACGAACAGATCCCAGCGCGGCTTACCCGCGGCCGCGTGGATGGCGAGCTCGCCCTTGTACGGCGTGCCCCACGATCGCGTCTCGAGCGTCTTGAAACCCCACGCGACGAGAAACGCCCAGGGTTGGTAGAGGGTTATTGCCTTCACGGTTCTGAATCCTTTCAGCGAGCTTCACGAGCGTGAGCCCGAATGCGTGCGCGCCGTCGTAGGGTCTGACCCAGCGTGGGCCGATCGGGAGCTCGAAGATGCACCACCCGTCGACCATCACCAGAGCTGTGCCAGGGCTACCGATGTGGTGATCGCCGAAGTACGGGCATTCGCCGTCGAGCGTGCGCCGGAGCCCGGGAGCGCATGGGCTGCTCACGTAGTCGACGTGCCCGTAGCCGTGCATGAACATCTTGTTCTCGCCCTGGGAGAGGATGCGGACGACGCGCAACGCGGGGAGGACCTCGACGCGAGCTCGCACGCGGCCGCGCGCGCACTCGCGCGTCGACGGCAGCTCGCAGACGCGGAGCGTCATGTCGAACCGCCTGTTGTGCACGAGTGCCGGTCCTAGCCAGACCGTGGGGTGAACGACCCAGAGCGTCACTGGAAGCAGCCTCGCATGCGCACGTCGTTCACGTGCGCGGCGTTGAGCGCGAGCAACCCGTTCACGGCGTGCATCTCCGCCTCGGTCGAGTCCTCGCGCAGGAGCGACATGCAGTCGACGATGCGCGCGGACAGCAGCTCGAGCGTGTGGTCCTCCTTGCGCAGCCCGGGCGAGATCGAAGCGATGGAGAGCCACGTGTCGCGCACGTTCAGCATGTCCGAGATGCGGTGCGAGATAAGCCCTGCTTGGGTGCTGTTCAACCGGTTCGCTCCTCGTCGTAGTCGGGGTGCTTCGCCCACGGAAGGTGCGCGGCGCGGGTGTCCGCGATCGCGCGCAGCGTGGTGAGGATGTGGCCCTCGGAGCGATGGTCGCGGCTCCAATTGGCCATGTCGATGACCGTCGTCGACGGCTGCTGCAGGGCCATGCCCGAGACGATGCGGTCCGACATCACGGTCAGCGCGAGCTCGTCGACGATGTCGAAGCGCGGCCCGCGCTGCACGAGCAGGAGGAAAGCGTCGCGCACGGCCACCAGGTCGTTCATCACGATCAGGAGCCCGCTCATCTCGAGGTACTCGAGCGCTTCGTCGCCGAGCACGCACGCCGAGAGCATGACTTCCTCGTGAGCTTGCGCTGCCTTGTGTGCCGGGTCGAAGTGAGGCGGATTAGTGGCCATGGCGGTCCTCCTTGCACTCTCGGTAGGAGCGTGCCTGGTCCTGTACGTTGGTTTCGAGCAGATCGCGGACGACGTCGGTGCGGACCACGTTCGCTGCAGCGAATCGATCGAGCTCCGTCGCGGTGACGCCCGAGCGGAACATGGTCGAGCCCTCGACGATCTGCGCCGAGAGGATGCCTAGCGCCGCGCGCTCGAGGCCGCTGAGCGGCAGACCGAAGCCGCGCGCGGTGAGGATGTAGTCGCGGAGGACGCTCAGCTCGCCTATGTGCTCGTGGAGCGCGTGCAGCGTGATTGGGCTCGGTCTGTCCTCGAAGTCCTCGAACTCATCGCCCTCGATCCAGCCGTTCCGCTTCCACTTGCGCACGTCCTCGGCCATCTGAGCTCGGGCCGCGGCTGGCGTGAGGTCTCCGCCGAGCAGCGGCTTGTACTCGAGGTCTTTCGGCCGCTCGACGCTCTCGCTGTGCAGCCGGTCGAAGGGGAAGCGCTGGTAGCCGTGCTTGGGTGTCGTCATGGCGTGCAGAGCCTAGCAGTCGGGAAGTATTGGGAACAGGTCGGGCGTCAGATCGAGGAGCCAACGCAGCGCCCGCGGCGAGCGCGTGCGGGCCGGATGTATAGAAGTACGCACATTCGTACCAAGCCGCTCCACGCGAGCCGCGTGTTCCTGTTTTGCCCTCTCGGATGAGGTCGAAGAAGCGGAAGCGACATCGGCAAGAACACCCGGCTGGCGGGGTCGCCCGTGCTGGTTTTTGAAACGATCGCCCTGGTTTCCCCACCCGGCCGCCGCCCCTGCCTGGTTGATCGTCGGAGCTGCGACGAGCGGACGTGGCGCGCCCGCTGCGAGCACGGCCGCGGCGATGCGCTGAGCGTAGGACTTGATCGCTCCGAACGATACGCGCGCCAGGCGGTCGCCCTGGAAGCGCTGCGCGTTGTGCGTGACGACGCGCGAGAGGTAGCGCATCGCGTGCTCGAGCCCTGCTGCGCGAGCGATGGCGTCCATGTACTCGATGGCTCGTGGCCAAGTATTCAAAGCCAAGCCCAGGCTGCGCAGGAAGCGCGCACGCAGGTGCTTGTAGGCTGCGAGCTCGGAGTCGGACGCGACGAGCTCGTGGGGAAGGACAGCGAGCGGAGCGGCTCCGCGAGCTTCGGGACCCTTGACGGTTACAGGAGAGGGAATACTTAACGGCGGGCCTGAATCCGAACGCGTGGGCGCAGGCGCGCGTGATCCATTACTGCGTTCCACAAAAGCGGCCCGCGAAAGTGTGGAACGGGAGGTCCGATCCACACTTTCGAGGCGCAAGGCGGGGATCGCAGGCAGCGCGAGCGCGCGGCTCTGGTTCTGACGACGTTGCACACAGCGAGCCAAGCCCGCGGCTTCGAGCTCGTGTTCCCAGCGCCGTATCGTCTCCTCGGAGCGGCCCAGCTCGCGAGCAAGCTCGGAGCGCGAGGCGGAGACCCAGCCGTTTCTGGCACGCGCACGCAGCGCTGCTAGAAAACCGGGAAGTCTCGCACTCCCCGACGGCACACTCTTGGCATACTGACTTTCAGCTTTTCCCATAAGAGCCAACGTGCCGCACTGCCCGCTCGAGGCGCAAGTCTCAGCCAGCAGGGCGGCCGTTTTTTCTGCAAAGCGGAGTGCACGTTCTGCACTTTGCCGTCCCAGGCTCGGGAAGCATCGGGAAGTTATCCACAGCTCTCCACAATCCGGTGTGGATAACTCGGCCCGTGCGCCTGCGGGCAACGATGGGTAGCTTTGGGATATGAAAACCGCCGCATCTGCCAGTAAGGCACCCGCCGCTGAGTACCTGTCCGTCCGCGATCTCTCGCGTCGCTGGGGAGGCAGCCCGAGCCCGAAGACGCTCTACAATTGGCGATCGATGACGCCTCCGCGCGGTCCGGTCGGCACGCGTTTCGGGCGCGAGATCAAGTACAAGCTCGCGGACGTCGTCGCCTACGAGGCGAGGCGCACGGCCAACGGCGCCGAAGTGTAGGCGTCTGCACTTCCCGACATTTCCCGAGCACACTGCCCGACAGGATGCGTAGGATCTGGCTCGCCCAGGACGATTGGGCCCTGGCGAGCGCGGCCAACGAGCCGCTGAAAGACGAGTCTCATGGGAAAGCACACGTTCGCGGATCCGGTCCGCACTCTGCGTGAAGTCGACGCAGCAAGCTCGTTCGTCGCGCAAGCGCTCAAGGCGGGCGTTTGGATCGGGCGCAAGATCAAGCACGCGGGGATCGACTGCGAGATCGAGCATCTCGATCGCGACATCTCGAACCACTTGCTCGTCGCTGCGCGTGGCGTCGACGGCAAGCTCTATCACTTCCGCTCGATCAAGGAGCTGAAGTCATGAGCGCCAAGAACCTCGATCAGCAAGCGAAGAGCGAACAGACGGCTGCTGCTGCCCTTCGTTCCGTGGCGCTCCCCGACATCTGCCAGGTCCACGACCTTGCGCTGCTGACCGGCATCCCAGCACCGGAGCTCGAGCGCGCGTTCGAACGAGGCGAGCTCCCTGGACGGAAGCTCGCGGGACGCTGGATGGTGGCGCGCCCTGCGCTGCTGGAATTCTTCTCGGAATGGCCGAGCCGACGCCCGACGCTCCGGGACCTTCCATGACCGCGGTCGACGCGAAGCAGCGCCGGCTCGCGATCGTGAACGAGCGCACGGGCGAGATCGTCCACTTCTCGAGCGACGCCGGCGCCGTTCACCCGCCGTGGGTTCACAAGCAGATCTGCACCACGGGCGAGCCCGATCTACGGAGCGTGCTGGCAGCCTACAGCTCGCTCGTTTTCCATCGCGAGGGCGTCGCTGGAGCTGACGCACTCGGCATCTTCATCGACACGATCAAACCAGGAGACCGCTCATGAGCAACCCCACCGCAGTAGTCAGGACCGACAAGACAGACGGCTGGTGCGCAGCCATCCCGCTCAAATCCGTGCACGCGCTCTGCCCGAAGTGCTCGCATCGACACGTCGAGGCCTCGAAGCGCGAGACGTACGTCGATCAGCAATACCTCGCGCGGCTCGAGCTCGACGGCGGAGCGTCCTTCGAGCTGCCCGAGAGCGACTCGAACCTCGAGGATCCGCTCTCGTGCAGCGAATGCCGCACGATCGCGCTGAACCCGCTTGCCCTGCCCGGCGAGCGCAAGACCGAATGGGTGGGCTCGGTCGAGATCGAGGCGTTGAGCGTGAGCTGGGAGCTCGCGGAATGGGCCGAGGGTGAGCTCGTCAAGACGCACGGCAACGGCCGCCACGAGATCGCGACCATGGCGCAGAAGCGCGTCGCGATCTACGCCGGCATCTCGACATTGATCCGCACCGCGTTCGACGGCTTCGAGGCTCCCTCGCTCGAGATCGTGACGCCCGACTTCCGGCTGTTCGTGCGGCGGGAGCCCAAATGAACGGCATCGTCTTCACGCGGCCCGAGCTCGAAGCGATCGCGCGCTTGATCGCCCACGCGATGCACGGCCCGGAGTACGGCTCGCGTGCGCTCGGCACGGCCACGCACAAGCTCGCTGCGGAGCTTGGCTACATCATCCACGCCAACAAGCCCGAGCCGCCCGAGGAATGGCTCGTGCGCGTGCACGAGCGCACGGTCGAACGCGCCACGATGACGCACGAAGCCATCCTCGGCGCTGGCGGCATGGTTGGAGTACTCGCTGGCACGCACGACGGCGCCGGCGGCGTCGAGGGCGAGCTCGTGGGCAAGCTGTACGCGACGGAAGCCCAGGTTATCAGCGCCATGCGCACGCTCGCGGAGAAGGGCATCGCAGCTCGCTTCGCGCGCGCGCCGATCGCGTGACCATGCTCGTATCTCCCCACCCCACGATCGCGGGCGAGCGCTTCCCGCACATCGAGTTTGCCCTCCCGTCCTGGGTGACGACGCGGCTCACCGCGTTCATCCTCCAGCCCTTGAAGCTCTGCCACGAGCATCCAGATCCGCTCTGGCATTGCCCGAGCTCGACGCCCCACCCGGATGCGCAGTGCGCCGAGTGCGCGCGCGAGAACGGCATCGTGCTGTTCTACCTGCGCATCGATCTTCTGCCCGAGTCGATCCGCAACATAGGCATCAAGAACCGAGCGGCGCGCGCGGCTGCCGGCATGAATCCAGACCCCGAGACCCTTCCTCCCGAAGGCCATTGGTTCGCCAACGTCCAGCGCGCCAAGTGGATGCTCCCCGGTGCGTGGGGCGAGACCGTGGCCAACGTCCTCTTCCTCTGAGCCAACCATGCCCCAAACGATCCTTCACCCGTTGCTGCCCGACTTCGAGTCGATCGTCGCCCAGCCCGACCTCGTTGTGTTCTCGGTCGGCATCGCCGGCCCGCACTGCACGCCGGACGGCCGGAAGATCCTGCCGTACTTCGGCGAATTCAACGTGGAGGGCTACAGCCGCATCCAGGTGCGCGCGCGCCACATCCTGATCGACCCGGTTGGCCGCAAGACGATCACGGCGAACCTCGCGTTCGGCCCGTTCCGGCAGGCAGCCGGCGTGCCCACGCACGCGATGATCTTCATCGGCGCCGACGGCGTCGCGGTGCACGTGTTCGCAGAGCTCGTGCCCGACCCAACGACGAATCCGCATCTCGATTCGTGCATCGCCCGCAATGGCGTCAACCTTCCCGCTGGCACCCTTTGGTGGAGATAACCCTCATGCTCGAGCTCCTGCAACAGATCGAACGGCGACCCTGGATCGTGACCGTCTTCGCCGTCCTCTTCCTCGGTGGCTACATCGCCCTGGTCCTAGTCCAGGCGCCGAAGTAGCCAGCACCCCCCGAGGCGGCTCTGCGGTGATCACAAGCCGCAGGGCCGCTCTTCCTCTTCCGACCCATTCCGACCGACTCCAACGATGAACACAGCACAGATCGAACACGCGCTAACGAGCCTCGTGAGCGCCAAGACAATGATCCTCGACCAAACCAAGGGGCCCGAGCTCATCGGCATCATGAACATGCCGCCCGACAACGAGGTCCTGCTCGGCATCCGCATCGGCCCGGTCTGGACGGGCAAGGAGAAGCACGTGGACGCGTGGAAGCGCTTCGCGGACGCGACGCGGAAGTACCGCGCGGCGGCCGTCGCGTTCGAGAAGGACATCGCCAAGCAAGACTGATGCGCCTCCCGCTCGATCCTGACCACCAAGAGATCAAACCAGGCGACGCGCTCTACTGGGACCCGGAGCGCGGCGTCTGCACTACCACATGGGTCCCGCACTGCACCAAGGTCGAGGTGCTCGCCGCACAAGAGCCCTCACAAACGGTCGTCCGCACACGACCAGGAGAACGAATGGCACGCCCGAAATCCGCACGCACTGTCACCCACGAACGAACGCCCGAAGCCGACGAGAATGGCCGCCACGTCGGCGCGCCCATGAACGGCGCCGTCGCTGTCGAAGATGAGCCGCACGAGCAACGCCCGGTACCGGTCGCTCCGCCCGTGCCCGACATCCGCAACATCGCGCCCGGTCTGCTCAACCCGTCGCCCACGAACCCGCGGCGCGCGGCTGGCGACCTGCGCGAGCTCGCAGAGTCGATCCGCACCAAGGGCATCCTCCAGCCGCTGCTCGTGCGGCCCGTCGGCGACGCCGGGAACCAGCCAGGTAAGAAGCACTACACGCACGAGATCGTGTTCGGTCACCGCCGGTACCTGGCGGCGATCGACGTCGGGCTGCAGTCGGTGCCGTGCATGGTGCGCGACATGAACGAGCTCGAAGTACTCGAGGCGCAGATCATCGAGAACGTCCAGCGGCTCGACGTGCATCCCATGGACGAGGCGGAGGGCTACGAGCGGCTGATGGCCCTCGGCCGCACAGTCGAGGAGATCGTGGCGCACACAGGCAAGAGCAAGGCGACGATCTACGCGCGGCTCAAGCTGCTCGACCTCTGTAAGAAGGCCCGCGACCTGTTCCTCGAGGGAAAGATCGAGGCCTCACACGCGCTGCTCGCAGCGCGCATTCCGGGCGAGGCGCTGCAGCGCGAATTCCTGAAGGAGATCGGGGTGTGGGGCGAGCGCGGCGTGGTCTCGTTCCGCGAGGCTCGCGAGATCGCGCATCGCGACTTCATGCTGCGGCTGTCCGAGGCGTCCTTCGACGTCAACGACGCAGAGCTCGTGCCCAAGGCAGGAGCGTGCCAGACGTGCCCGAAGCGCACGGGCAACCAGCCGGCGCTCTTCGCGGACGTGAAGGGCGCGGACACGTGCACGGATCCGGCGTGCTTCAAGTCCAAGACGGACGCGCGGTGGGAGCAGCGCGCGGCCGAGCACAAGGCTGCCGGCGGCGCGGTGCTCTCGAAGAGCGAGACAGCCAAGGTGCTGCCCTACGCGAACGCGGATGCCACGGCGCAAGGCAGCGGCTACGCGGCGCTCGCCAAGCAGAACTACCAGGACCCGAAGTTTCGCACCAACGGGCAGCTGCTCGGCAAGGCCAAGAAGGACGTCCAGATCACGCTCGCACGCACCAAGGACGGGCACGTGGTCGAGCTCGTCGACGAGAAGATCCTGAACAAGAAGCTGCGCGAGCTCGGCGTGATCAAGCCCAAGCCGAAGCAGCGCTCGAGCGGCGCCAAGAAGAAGAACGCGGCGAAGGACGGTGTCAACGAAGACGAGCTCATGCGCGCCACGATGAAGCAGGCAGGCAACCTCGTTGCGCTCTCCGGCTTGCCCGAGGCCATCACTCGCACGCCGAGCTTCCAGATCTTCGGGCGTGGCCTGCTCGCGATCGCGCTCGAGGTCATCGGCCCGTTCTCGCCAGCGGTCGACGACACGATGGAGTCGGTCTTCGGCGTCGTGGCTGACCAGACCGAGCCCGGCACGAAGAAGAAACGGCGCGTGGGCACGCGCGCGGACACACGCATCGTTCTCCAGCAAGCGGTCGACGAGAGCCCGCATCTCGCGACCGTCGCTGCCGTGCAGCTCATGCTCCGACACCTGGCAGACGATCTGAGCTACTCGCACAAGCCCGGAGAGATCGGCAAGGAAGCGGTCGCGATCTTCAAGCCGTGGGATGTCGACCTCGTCGCGCTGCGCGAGATCCAGCGCAAGGAGATGAAGGCCAAGCTCGACGCGACGGCCGAGACCAAGCCCGCCAAGGAGAAGAAGGGCAAGCGCTCGAAGGCGAAGAAGCAGTGAGCACTGCAGCGCCCGAGCAGCCGCGCGGCGTGTGCCGCGTGTGCGGCTGCACTGACAACCGCGCTTGCCCGGGGGGCTGCTCCTGGGTCGCGCCCGATCTCTGCAGCGCGTGCGTTACGCCCAAAGCCAAAGCCCCGCTCCGCGCGCATGCGCTGAGCGAGGGCCCACGGCGGGCGCTGCGCAAGCGCCAGCGACGCGCAAGGGGGGCGAAGTAGCCATGCAAGGTGCTTACCCGCTCGTGTGGCCCGAGGGTTGGCCGCGCGAGCGGCGCCCGCTTCAGAACCATCACTTCAAGACGGGCTTCGATCGAGCGCGCGAAACGCTCGGCGACGAGCTCTGCAGGCTGAACGCGGTCTCTGCCGTGCTCTCCTCGAACGTGGCGCTGCGCAACGATGGGTTGCCGCGCGCGAACCAGCCGCAGCCCGAGGACCGTGGCGTCTCGGTGTGGTTCACGCGCACGGTCAGCGGCTGCGCGGATCAGCGCATCGCTCTGCCCTGCGATCGCTGGGACCGCGTCGAGCACAACATCCTGGCGATCGCCAAGCACATCGAAGCGATGCGCGGGCAGGTGCGCTGGGGCGTCGGCTCGCTCGAGCGCGCGTTCACGAGCTACATGGCGCTGCCCGAGAAGGGCGAGTCGAGCATGCGCCCGTGGCGCATCGTGCTCGGTTTCGAGGACACGAGCCGCGTGCTCTCGCCCGAGCTCATCCGCGCGCGCTACCGCGATCTCGTTCGGGACCTCCACCCGGACGTGCTCAATGGCAACGAGCTCCCGTTCCGCGAGCTGACCAGGGCCAAGGAGGAGGCCCTGGCGCTCTTCACCCCAGCACGGCGCCCATAGCGCCAGGAGATGACGATGACCAAGACGAAGAAGGGCCCGAAGCCGTCCGAGGCACCCGGCGAGTTTCACACACCCGACGAGAAGCTCGCAGCGATGCGCGCGCTCGACACCGAGGCGCGCGCCAAGGAGCACACGCTCGACGGCAAGAAGGAGGAGTGCAAAGAGCTGCAGAAGGAGATCGACGCGTTGATCTCGCGGCTGCGCACGTTCGTGCAGGGCTCGGACCAAGACTTCCTGAACTTCGAAGCCGACCCGGACGCCGACCGTGAGTGACAACCTTCCGATGGCTGCGCCGGCGTTCCAGGACAAGGTCAAGGAGCGCCTGCAGGCAACGATCGCGGAGCTGATTCCGCAGGACCAATGGGACAAGCTGGTCAGCGGCGCGATCAAGGACTTCATCGAAGGCGGCCGCGATCGCTACGGCACGTCGACGCCACCGGCCATCAATCGTCTGGTGCACGAGGAGCTGACGCGCCACGCGCTCGCGCGCATACAGGCGATCCTCGCGGACCCGGAAGCGCGCGTGCGTGCGGGTCTGTCCGCGTTCGACACCAAGCTCGAGGGCGAGCTCGCAGCGCTGTGCGACCAGCGAGTCGTCGAAATCGCCCAGGCTGCGTTCAAGGGCATGCTGGCCGGTCACGCGAGCTACCACGCGAGCCAGATGTCCTTCATGCTCGATCAGCTCGTCCAGCGGCTGAAGCAAGGAACCCTATGACGACCTGGCTCGACGTCGCGATCGTGCGCTCTCGCTGCTGGGTCCAATGGTGGCTCCGCGAGCGCTTGCCGTGGGTCTCTCGCAAGCGGCTCGATGCTGCGCAGCTCACCATCGCGCACCAGAGCCGTGCGCACACCGAGCATGCCAATCGTGCGTGGGCGCGGGAGAACAAGCTCGACATGGAACTTCGCGCGCTCCAATGGGTGGAGAAGGACCTCGCGAAGCTCGTCGACGCTGCGAACACCGTCCACTTCAGGCTGGGCGGTGAGCAGAACTACGCGATCCAGATCACGTTCAGCACCAAGGACCTCGCGAGCGGATGGATGTCGGAGCAAGGGCTCGCGTACCTGGCGGAGATGCTCGCGGACGACGTCCGACAACGCGTGAGGACGGGCCGCTTCCTCCGCGACGCGAACCAGGCGGCCAAGATGAAGGAGCTCGAGCAATGTCGCTTGCCTCATGGTCTCGGTGGTTCCTCGTGACGCGGCCGGTGCGAAACGCAGTGCGCAAGGTGATCCGAGCCGCCGTTCCGATCCGAAAGGGGAAGCGGTGACGAAGAAGTCAGAGATGCGCGCGGATCTGTTCCGCTTGGAGCACCGGCTCGATGCAGCGCTCCGAGACTGCAGCGTGTGGCGCAAGGCGGCAGACCAGGCAGCCGCGCTGCTCGTCGAGGAGCGAACGGACCGATTCCTTGCGCTCGAGCGCGACGGGCTAGTGCGCGACATGGGCGTGCGTGCACAGCTCGAGCGCGAGCTGGCTGAAGCACGGGCGGAAGCCGGACGGTGGCGCGCGGTCGCCAAGGCCATCGAAACGAGAGGCCCCCCGCTGCCGTGAAGCCCATCCCGATCGGAGACCTGCACAAGTATCTCGCCGGCGTTGGTAAGCCCGGCGAGCTCGACGCGATCGCGGCCGCGGAGCAGCAAGCGCATCCGCCCAAAGCCAAGCCGAAGCACCGCGCGGAGCACGGCGTGACCTACCGCAAGGCAACGCTCGAGATGAACAGGACCGAGCAGAAGTACTGGGACGAGCTCGAGACGCTGCGATGGGCGGGCAAGATCATCTCCGCCCACTTCAAGGCCATCAAACTGCGGCTCGCACCGAGCACGTTCATCGAACCCGACTTCCTCGTGTTCTCGACGCTCGAGCACACGATGCAGCTCGGCGGTGGTTCCTCGATGCGCTTCCCCGTCTCGACGATCGAGCTGCACGAGGTCAAGGGCCATTGGGAAGACGACTCGCGCGCCAAATTCAAGATCGCTGCGGCCATGTACCCTCGCTTCCGCTTCCGGGCATTCAGCCCGCGCAAGATGGAAGTCGACGGCGGCACGCTGTTCCACGAGGAGCGCTGGGAGTGAGAGACTTCGAGCAGATGCGCGGCGAGCTCCTCCGCGAGCTGACAGGCCTGCGCCAGGCGATGGCGTGCTTCGCTGTGCGGTTCGCGCCCGTGTGGTGCAACACGATCCAGATCAGGAAGGGTCGCGTGATCCGGCGCACGCCCGACATGGAGCTGGTCGTCATGTCGCTGCGCGCGCGCGAGTACAGGCACGCGCGGCGGCTGATCACGCAGACCAAGGACCACCGCAAGTGGTACGTCGACGGGCTCAGGATCCTCGAGAGCCACGGGCTGCCGACAGACGGCTATCCGACGTTCGCGGAGATATCGGCCGAGCAGCACTACCCGGAAGACGACATGCACATGGTGACCCTCGTCGACCTACCGTCGAAGCGGTCCATCGGCTGGCCGGCCAAGGACGACGAGTCGCCCGTGTAAAGAAGTGGGCCGGAGCGTGCATCGCGGCACGCTCCGGCCCTTCGGCTTCAAAAAGGGTATTAGGCCGGCGAGAGCTCGGGCTCGTCCTTCTTCTTGGCAGGGATGAGCTTGCCCAGCAGCTCCTTCAGCGCCGTGGCTGCCAGGATGCCGAGGAGCGGGTTGCCGGTGAACATGCCCACAACCCCACCCCCGGCGTCGCCAATGGCGTCCGCGTTCGTGGGCCCCTGGGGCGCGCTGGGCTGCGTTGCGCCCGGGGAGGGCTCGGACGTCGAGGACGGCGCGCTCGAGCCAGCGGCGGCGGGTTTGGGCGCGCCGGCCGTGGCAGGATCGATTGTCACGTCGCCCACCCCCGGAACGTGCCACGTGGTCTTGGCCGAGGGCGCCACGGGCATCGTCAGCAGCCCTCCGCCCGGGATCTTGAACGTCACCTGCTCCGCGCCGGTCGAATCCTGCTCCTTGGCACCCTGGCCGGCGGGAGCGCCCAGCCAGCCGCCCAGGCCAGCACACGCGGTCCCGAGCACAGCCATGGCCAGGATGCAGATCAGGACAGTGACCCAGCTCGAGCGCTCGTTCTGCTGCGTCACGCGGCACCGCCCTTGGTGGTCTCGGTGATCGCGGTTCGGTCGTCCGCTTCGACGTGGGTGATGACGGTGGACCGCTTCGCGGCCGTGCGGCCGATGCGGTAGTCGACAGAGCAGGCAGCTGCGATCAGCATCGCGCCGCCCTGCACGTAAGGGTTGGTCGAATGATGCGCCACCATGAGGGCGGTCGCTGCGACGCCACCGTGCATCCAGAACTCGGTGGTCTTCTGCCCTGGCTTGTCCGCTGCGGATGCCGTGGGTTGCTTTGCTTCCATGCGTGTACCTCCGCGAGGAGGAAAGCACGCCGAGCATGCCCTCGTCAACCGCCGCCGGATCGGCGCCTGATGTTCGCTTCCGCCTCGTCGCGCCGCTCGGCTCGTTCCTCGAGTACTTCAAGCCGACGGCGCAGCTCGACCACCTCAGCCTTGCGGACGAAGGCCTCGTCGATGCTCTTGCCGACGCTCTCCTTGATCTCGCTCGCGGTGTTCTTGACGAAGAGGCGCAGGTACGCCGTCGCGGCTGCCACGATGATGCTGACGATGGTCAGCGTCGTCAGGATCTGCTCCAGCACGGTTGCGCTCTTGTCCATGAAGGACCTTTAGGGCCAGGTGATGCCCGCCAGAATCGCGTCGATCGCAGCTTTACTTCCGGCGGCCATCACTGCGGCCACCTTCACGACCCGCACCGCTTCGATCGCGGCCAGGCCCGTCTTGAGCGTCTCGAGCTCGGTGCGGACGTTGGTGCCCACCAGCACGAGGCTCGCGCCCGTCGTGCCGATCTCGGCCGCCAGCATCTTGTAGTGGTCGTTGGTCGGGCTTCCGTCCGTCGCGATCGCGGTGGCCTCCGCGTAGCGCAGCGCGCGCACGAGCATGGCACCCGACTGCCCGCCCTCGACCCACTTGCCGCGCTGGCCCTCGGCCGCCGTGTTGACCGTGGCGACGGCGCCGAGCTGGTAGCCGTCGAACGAGATCGCGTAGGCAGCGGTCGGCGTGTTGGGCACCGCGAGCCACGCCTGGTATGCCTGCCAGTCGCGGTTGGCGGCGTTGTTCGGGATGTACGTGCCGTCGTCGCGGAGCACGCCACCGGTGGTGAGCTGGTAGTTGACCATGAGGGTTAGAGCTCCGCGTCAGCGGCCCACTGGGCCTGGAAACACATGAAGGGACCGTTCACCGGCGCGCCCAGCAGGGGATAGCCCGTGCTGTTCTCGGTCGTGGACAGGATGCCCGTGACCGCTTGGTTCGTTCCTGCCGGCGTGCCCGAGTTGTCCCACGACACCTGGCCGGCCACGTTCGGCGAAGGCCCGCCGCCCGACCAGAACGTGATCGCAGGCACGGTCCGCTTGCGCACCTTGAAGGTCGCCTTGATCGCGCGCTGGTCGAAAGACGTGACGACGATCGCGCCGGCGAGGCCCGCGGTGCCCGCGGCGATCGTGTCCGGTGCGGAGCCTTCGTAGTAGCGCTGCGCCAGCGCGAGCTCGAGACCCGGCGCACGGCGCTCGAAGGGCGTGCCCGTCGAGCCGTCCTCGACCTGGAACGTCGCGACGTCGAGCGCAAACGTGACCCCGTTGGGGAGGATGAGCTGGACCTGGAGGTTCGAGCCGGGCCCGATCGTCTTGCCCGCGACGGACGCCGGCGTGAACGTGGCCGTGTACTTCAGCCAGCCCGTTCCGATCGCGCACGGCACCTGAGTGAGCGCCACGGGGCTCGAGCCGCCCGAGCCGAACTTTTGCGCGACCTCGAGGTTGACGGTGATCGGCGCCGTGGCCTTTGCGTAGAACGAGACCGTGACCGGGCTGCCGCTGTAGCGGCTCACGTCCTCGATGCGTTGCCCGAAGCGCGGAGCGCCCGCCGTCGAGCTCGCGGTCTGCACGATGTGGCAGTAGTACACGGGCAAACCCGGCACGGCGGTCTGGCCCGCTGTGAATGCCGTCTGTTGCAGCGTGGCAGCGCCCGTGCCGCCCGTCGTGCCGTCCGACTGATAGAACCAGCGGTCGACCGTGTAGACCTCGCCCGCGGCGCCGGCGACTGAATAGGAGCCGCCCAGGCCCTTGCGCTGCGAGACCTCGAAGCTGCCGTTGATCAGCAGGTTGCGGAGGCCAGCGCGGCCGCCGGAGAGCACGGCCAGCGCAGCGACGATCTGCGCGTTGTTGTTCTTGTCGGGAGTGACGCCCGCTGCGCTCAAGATGTTGAGCAGCTCGAGCATCATCGTGTTCATGAACTGGGCCGGGACGATCGTGCCGTCCACGCCCGCAGCTTGACCGTCCGTGAAGAGCCCGCCGACCGAGGTCGGATTGTCGATTTGATACATGCGCGCCGTCTCCTGTCCTCATCCTCCAGGTTGGGCGTTTGCCCGGTCAATAGGTCACACCACGGTGATGGCCGGAGTGTTGAGCGTGACGCGTGCGGACGGAGGCGTCAGGATCAGGGCTCGGACGACACTCGGAACGAGCAGCGTGACGCGCGCAGGCGTCGGCGAGAGCGTGAGCTGCATCGAGACCGTTCCGCCCTTCGCGACGAGCTTGATGGCCGTCGGGTCGGGTTGGAGCACGATCGAGTAGATGAACAGCGCGAGCATGTGCGCCGGCTTGGCCCGGTTGATCGCGCACTCGAGGAGCGCGTTGGAGTAGGTCGCCAGGTTCTCGCCCGTGCGGCCAGCGCCCGTCCTGAAATAGTGCGGCTGGGAGGGTGCCCCAACCACGGCGAACGCATAAGGCCATCCGGTCGAGTAGCCCAGGTTCTGCCCGGTGCGGCTCTGCCCGCATCGGAACGGAGCGCCCGGGTTGTACATGTGCTGCCCGGTGCGGCTGTGCCCGCAACGGAACGCGGAGTACTCGACGATGTCGACCGTGAAGCCGAGCGACAGAGCCAGCGCCTTCATGAACGCCGGCGATTGGCCGCCCTGCTTCGTGAGCCGCGCCACGATCGCAGCGCGGCGCTGCGCGATCGATTGCACGACGTTCGAGCAGTTGTCGGGGAGCCCGAGCGCTGCCTCCCAGTCGGTCAGCATCTCGTTCGTGGTGCGCGGATCCGCTTCGCGCTTCAGATCGAGCGCGCGCTGCTCGAGCTCGGCGAGCTCGTCGGCGAAGCCCTCGAGGAGATGCGTGAGCACAGACTCGGGCGCTCTGTTCCACGCGCGGCCGAGCGGCAAGAGCGCTTGCAGCATCGCGAGCGATTGCCCGGGGAGATCTCCATCACCGCCCTCGTCCGCCGGCGGATAGACGGACGGCCGTGCTACGAAGTCGAACCCGGCGTCGAGCTCGGCGGATGCTGTTGGTGTAGCTTCCGCAGGCGCTTCGAAGTCGAACCCAGCGTCGAGCTCGGCTTCGGCTTCCACCGTCGCAAACGACACGCTCTGAAAGGGCACCATCAGGCGTACCCCCGCGACACCTGGATGGATGACGATATTCCCCGTCGTCGCGGACACTGAAATGGAAGGAGCGGCCACGACGATTGCCGTCGGGCTCGGGAGGAGAGTACGCGTGCTCGTGTCGAGCGTGATGTCCGGTGTCTTGATCCGAATGCCCGTCACTCCGGGCGTCAGGGTCAGGGTGGGCACGCTGGCGACGGCGTCCTCGGGGATGTAGCCCGTGGCGTCGAAGGCCATCGCGAACGCGGTCAAGCCCAGCGTGAACTCGCCCTGCGTGTAGGGGTTCGTGTCGAAGCTGATGATCTGCAGGACGCGCGCGGTCAGCGAGAGCAGCGTCGAGCTCGGCCATTGGTGCGGCGCGATCCCGAGCTGCTTGATCTTGTTGAGATCGCTCGTCTGGCCCGTGAGCCGCCAGAGCATCACGAGCATGTGCGGCGAGTACGTGATTCCGATTCCGCCGCCCAGGTACCAGCGGTTGTCGAGCACGTTCGGGTTCGCGAGCACGTCGAAGAACGTGAGCACCGTTCCGCCGTTCGGGATGCCGCTGCCTGGCGGGCCCGTGCACGTGGACGTGTACTTCGCAGGCCCGTGCGCGCGGTCGAGCGGATCCGGCGGCCCGCCGTTCTGCGGCGTCTGGTACTCGCTCGGCGACCAGCGCAGCGTCACGCCGTCGGCCTTGTAGGGCTTCATGATCTCGCGCAGGAACTTCACCATCGGCGCGCGCGCTTGGCTGAAGCCGACGTCGCCGGCGAGCTTGAGCTGGCGGCAGATGCAGAAGAGACCGTGCAGGAAGAGGTCCGCTTGGATGTCGGTCGAGAAGACTTCCTCCTCCGCCGGCGCAGCGTGCGTCGGGTCGCCCGGATCACTGGGCGGCGTCCACGCCTCGGAGTCGATGAAGATGCCCTGCTGCCCGCTCCACGATTGGCGGCCGTGCGCGCCGCTCGGTGACACGTCCGCGATGTACGTGTCGTGCATCATCTTCAAGCGCGGCAAGAGCCGAGCTCGCGTGGCGGTGTCGCCGAACGCGAACGAGAGCGCATACGACTCCGCCACCCAGCCCGCCTCGCGCCCGAGCCACACCATGGCCTTCTGCGGGTTCGCTTGGCACAGCGACTTGAAGTCCTTCAGGCTCTGATAGTTGCCCGGCGGGAAGTAGATGTTCTCGAGCGCGCCGACCTCGCTCCACGCGTAGGCCGCGTTCTCGCACATCATGTGGCAGTCATCGATCGCCACGAGGTCGCCGAGCTGGTAGGCGAGGATCTTGATCCGGTTGAGGTGCTGGATGTAGTGCGAGCCCGCGAAGCGCGGCCGCCACTTCTGCAGGTCCTGCTCGAAGGAGCACGAGCCCGACATCAGCGGCTTGGCGTACGGCACCGGGTCCTGACCCGTGGTGCCCTGCCCGGGGATGGCGTCGGAGAGCCCAGGGATGCCCGAGCTGTTCGTCCCGGAGTAGCCCTGGACGTTGTAGTGGAACGGCATGCGCCCGGCCGGGTTCGGGTTGCCGTTTTGGAAGTTGTTCTCCGGGCAGATCCCGTTCGGATTCTGCGGCCACCCGAAGCCGATCGCTGCCTGGCCGAACTCGACCGTCGTCACCGGACGGCCCGTGGTCTTCTGCAAGCACCAGTAGCCCGAGCCCTCCATCGCGTGGTCGTGGAAGAGCCGCCAGTACAGCATCGCTTTCGTGCCGATCGCCATGCCCGGATCGGGCGCGGTGCCCGTCACACCCGGAGGCAGCGCGTTCCAATCACCGATCGGACGGAACGGGCCCAGCGGCGCGCGCCAGAAATCGCCGTAGGGCGAGGTGTTGTCCGCGTTCGGATCGAACTGCCCGGTGTTGCTGCGCGTGAGCAGCGTGTTGTAGGCGTTGCCGAGGTTGGTGTTCAGCCCAGCGAAGCCGCCCGCGTAAGCGCTCGGGTAGTCGAGGTTCGCGGCCATCGAGCCGTGCGCCATGTACGTCTCGGTGTTGAGGTACGAGCGGCCGGAGAGCACGACGCCGTGGCCCTTGAGCACGAGCAAGGCCTGCGCTTCGGCGATCGGCGTGGTGTTCGGGTAGATCACGAAGCGGCGCACGTAGCCCATGCGCGGCAGGTGGAGATTGCCGTTGCCGTTCCAGAACGGCCGCTCGAACAGGACCGAGTAGCCCGCGGGCAGGTTCAGCGTCGTGCCGTTGAAGTAGATGCGCCCGTAGAAGCTCGAGGGCGAGATGATCGAGTCAGCCGCGCCGTAGTGCGAGACGGTGATGCTCGCGTTGGTGACGCGGATCGCGCCCATCATGCAGGGCGTGTCGTCGCGGAACGCGAGGTAGGTGTGCACGCCGTGCACCTTCTGCGGATCCCCGAAGAGATCGAGGTCCGCGGCGTTCGACGTGTGCGTCCAGCGGCGCACCTCGCGGAAGCCGGCGCTGTCGCGCAGCACGTCCTCGACTGCCTGGTTGCCGATCGATGCGACATACGTGGCGCCGGTCTGGCCGGTGACGTTGAGCCGCGCGGAGAGCAGGTTCGGGACCACGCCCGTGTAAGCGACCTCGGCCGTGGCAGGACCGCCGTAGCCGATGTCCCACGTCACCGTGCCGGCGTTCGCGGCGCCGTTGGTGCGCACCGAGCAGAACCACACGCGATCGTCGATGCGGAAGCGCGAGACGCGCTGGCCGGTCGCGACGAGCACCCAATCGGTCGTCAGGTCCGAAGGGATGACCGGCTGCACCCACGTGAGCCGGTAGTTTGCGTGCGCGGGCGCATCGACCGTGACCGTGGAGAGGATCGACATAGCTTCACACCGTGTTCTTCAGGATGACCGTTCCAGCCTCGAGACGCACGACCCAGCCCGGCGCCGCGTTGGTGATGGGCGTCACGAAGGGGTACCACCCGGCGAAGCTCGCGGGCGAGAGGTCCGTTTGGTCCCACCAGAACGTGGCGGCGACGAGCGGCACGCTCGGTGTGCCCCAATCCGCAACGGCAACGACGGGGAAGACGATCGGCAGCGCGTTCACGAGGTACGAGGGCACGTACACGCCCCACACGTTCGGCCCGGTCTGCACGCGCTGATAGTTGTTGCCGGCGCCGGGTTCCGTGACGTTCGCGGCCGACTTGTCCGGCATCGTCGACGTGAGGCCGATGCTCATCGGCTTGAACGCCCACTGCGTCTTGCCCGTGCTGTGCTCGAAGATCCGCTGCTCGTGCGTGTAGGAGAAGGGCATAAGTGGTGCGCAGTTGGTGGCTAGTTAGGTCCAGGTGATCGTGCCGAGCTGGAGGAGAGTCTTCGCCGGCGCGACGACGTTCGCGGCCGGCACCGCGATCGCGACGTCGACGATACTCGGCGTGGTCGAGATCGCTTCTTCCATGTGCGAGAGGTAGAGCGTTCCGCCCGGCTGCGCTTCCTGCAGGATGAGATCGGAGAGCGCGGCCGTGACTTCCGTGCGCAGGTCCGCCGTGTCGGGCGAGATGTGCAGCGTGATGTCGAGCGCCAGCACGAGCGGCGCCAGCACGATCACCGTCGCGCCCAGGGGCCGCACGCTGTCAATGTATGCCTTGACAGCGTCGACGTCGTCCTGCGTCGGGATCGAGCCGCCCGGTGCATCGTCGGTCGTGAAGATCACGGTCACGAAGCCAATCTCGGGCGTGAGCGGATAGACCCACACGCGCGTGACGCCGGCGACCGACAGCGCCCACGCTTTGTAGTCGCCCGCGTTGCCTCCCGCCGGCGGCGAGCTCATGCGCGCGAGCAAGCGCACGCGCAGCTCGTCGTCCGTCTCCTGGTCGAAGCCGCCCTCGACGCCGGCTGCGGTCACTATCGCGGGGCTCTGCACGCCGAGGATGGGCGAGATCAGCGCGAGGCCCGCGCCCGCGTCCGTGTTCGCGGCGAGTCCAGCGAGGGCGGACACGATCGGAACCGTGGCGCCGCTTGCGCCGAGTACTGCGTCCGCGAGCGTGGTGAACTCGGCCGCGTCGCTGCGGCGCAGCTGCGTGCCGTTGGGAACGGTGGCGCCGTTGGTCCCGGTGAACGTGACCACGCCCGTGGCGTAGGTGGGAGCCTTGCGCGCGATGTCGTAGAGCGACGCGAGCCCGTCGAGGTCCGTGCCCGACGCGGTGTTCGGGAAGAGCTGCTTCGCGATCGCGTCGAGGTGGCCGTGCTCGAGATGCGACGCGCCGGCGAGAACCTTGGCGAGGACGTCGAGCGGCCCGCGGCGGATCAGGGTGGTGAGCCCCATCCGGCTTGCGATCTCGGCCTTGGTGCGTGACAGGAGCTCGTCGAGAGTCGGGCGCGCGAAGGGCATGGCGCTACTTCAACGCGCCGCACTTCCCGGCACAAGCCGGCGCCGCTCAGGTGAACGCGAGCTCGAGCGCGACGTCGCCGGCGACGAGATGCACGTCCGAGCTCGCGCGCCACAGCGCGGACCACCGCCGAGCTGTGCCGCGCTCGATCGAGACCGAGACCTGCATCCGGCCCGGCGCCGAGTACACGGCCGTGGTCGTGATCTTCTTCGCGATGCCTTCATCGATGAGCCACGCGAGGCCCTGCTCGAACGCAGCTCGTGCCGTTCCCAGGGCCGCCGTGGTCGCTTTGGCTCGTCCGAGCGTCCACACCAGCGACCCATAGGGCTCATCGATGTCGGCCCACCAGCCGCGCCGATCCTGTTCGGTGATCGGCCGCTCGGGGTTCTCCGGGCCGAGCCCGTCCGTGAACACGGATGCGAGGCACGCGGTGGCGAGGCCTTCGTCGACACGGAGATCTCCGTTCTGGAGATCGAGGTCGCCTCCTTCGAGGCCCCAGCGCAGGGCAACGTCGCTCACTTAATCTGCTCCCGTTTCTTGGTCGCGACCTTGGCGGATCCCGGCCCCTGCACGCCATCGACCCACCCGTCGAGGTAGCCAAACACGTGAAAGCGACACGTAGTCTTGGATGCGCCAACCGATTGAGAGTGCGCGACCGAAGCGGACATCATTCCGTCCGCTTCGATCGTGTGGTTCAACGGCGAACCAAGGATCTCGCCGCACGCGCAGCGCACGTAGACCAAACCGTCCTCGTCGATCAGCCACGCTGGCGCGATCGCACCCTCTCGCTTGGCAACCTTGAAGAGCGGGTCGAAGTCGAAGCACACACCGCTGATCGTCATTGCTTTTTCTTCTTCTTGCGGAAGCGCGAGGCCTTCGGGCAGTCGGCGAAGTGCGACTCCATGTAGCGCTCGCCGTCCTGCACCACGGTAGACGCGATGCTCAGCGGCTGCCAGCGGTTGTTCTTGGTCGAGAGGATCCACGCGACCTCGGCACCGCACGCGGTGCACTTCGACTCGCGCGAGCCGCGCGGGCAATGGAAGTCGATGCGCTTGTGCTGGCGCGGCGGCTGGACGACTTCGGCGGTGGGCTGCTGATTCTCTTCCATGTGCGGCTCCTACATTTCGGGCAGCGGCGGCCCCGTGGAGGGTCCGTCGTGCTCCTCGTGGACGTGAAGGTCGTAGATGGTCCGGATCTGGTCCATCGATCCGGCATTGTCCGCGACACTTCCCGACACTGCAAGATTTCCCGACATGGTCACGAGCGGCGCATCGATCTCGAGCTTGGTCGCGGCCGCCACGCGGATCACACCGCCGCGCTTTAGGTGCACCACGCTACCGAGATCGTCGTAGACCGCGACCTCGCCCGGCGCGAGGCTCTTCAGCCTGTAGCGGCGGTCGTCGACGACGAGCACGATGCCGTGGTCGCGATTGCCGCCGAGGAAGCACGCCAGAGCTTCGGCACCCGGATGCGGGTTCGACGTCAGCCCGTACTCCTGGAAGCGCTCGACGTCGGAGCGCACCTCGCCCTTCAGGATCTGGAGCTGCAGGAGCTGCACGCGGCCCTCGTCGTTCACTTGCGCGACCACAGCTCGAGCGAGCGCGTTGAGGATCCGCTGCTGCAAGGGGCGCAGCATCGTGGCGACGTCGCTGAGCTTCACCGTTCCACCAGCCCGCCGAAGTTGGCCGGGTCGTCGACTGCCTTCAGCACAGGCACGGGCTTGTACGCATCCGGCCGCACGAGACAGAGCTCGGTCTGCTGCCCGTCGTCGATGCCAAGCGTGAACACGACCGACTGCACGAGCAGCTCGCCGTCGAACTCGAGCGCGGGCAGGCTCGCGTGCGTGAGGATGCCAGGCGTCCACAGCCCGCCGTTCGGACCCTGGCGCCAGCCCGGGAGCGTGACCTCGAGCTTCGACGCGCGCGCGGCTCGGACGCTGGCTTCCCATTCGGCCCGGCGATCGCATGCGTCGTCGTCCGCGATGCCCTCGGCCATGATCACGAGCGATCGCCCGAAGCGAGCGGATAGGTCCTGCGCGTTGCCCTCGGGCCCGGCGCAATCCTCGGCGCTCTGGTCGTCGTCGGGGTTGGGCTGCTGCGCGCGCACGAAGTAGTCGTGGAAGATCGCGGAGCGGTCGAACGAAAGGTTTGCTGCACTGACATTGACGCCCTGCTCGAGCGAGACCGTCGCGCGCTCGAGCCCGGGGCGGGTGAGCAAGAGCGAGCCGTCGGGCTGTGCCTGCGGCAGCACGCCGCGCAGCCTGCACGCGCGCTCGATCGCGGCGAACACCGTCTCGCCAGGTTGCACGGCGTAACGATCGAAGAACGGGCCCGTGTCGATGTTGGTCGCGACCTTGATACCGAGCGGGAGCGCGAGCTCGTGGACGATGCGCTCGAGCGGCAGGTCGTACCACTCGCCCGGAGTCATCGCGGCCGAGCAGTCGACCAGGTCGCACGTCGCGTCGCGGCCGCGCACGGTGATCGTGTGGGAGACGTCGTCGAAGTGCTTGTTGACGCTGTCGACGAAGCCCGAGATGACGAGCTCGATGCCGGCGCGCAGCTCGCACTTGGCATCGGACGCGATCGGCCACACGCGCGAGTTGGCGACGGTCAGATCGAAGCTGCCGGCGACGGCTTCGATCGAGCGGCAGATCCGAACTCGCTCCCAGCCGCTGTAGGAGAAGCCCCCCACGAAGAGGTGGATGTCATCAGCCATCGACCAGGATCTCCAGCGGCACGCCCTGCGGGATCAGCCCGGGGTTCTTGATCTTGTTGCGCGTCACGATCTCGTCCGCTCGGCGCGCGTCGGCGTAGATCATCTGCGCCAGCACGAGCGAGGGCAGCGACGCCCGCGGCGTGTACTGATCGAGCACCGGCAGCTTCTCGGGATCGGGCGGCACGGCTTCGACGATGCGCTGGCGCAGCGCGCCGAGCTCGAGCGAGACGTCGTCCTCGACCTTGTCGGCCAGGTCGTCGAGCTCGTCCTCCATCAGCCGGCGCAGCGCGAGCGCATCCTCGAGGCTGTCGAACGTGAGCTCGGACGCGATCACAACCGCAAACGCGAGTGCGTTACAGCGCGCGAGCACGATCGGGCAGCGGCCGTTGGTGTATGCGTCCTTCTGGTTCTTGCCCGTCCCGAACGGCGGCGGCACGGGGAAGCCGAAGAACGACGCGTAGAAGTAGAACGCCTGCAGCTTGGACGCGGCAGCCGCTTGCACGCCGAGAAACGCCGCGTTGAGCGCGGACGCGGCGATGACCGGCGCGGCGATCACGCTCACGACTTCGTCGCCGATGTTGCGGATCTGCTTCTCGAGCGTGGCGAGCGCTTGGACCGGCCCGGTGAGCCCGTTCGCGGAGAGCTTCTTCCACACGCTCGCCCACGCGTCCTCGGCTGCCTTCTGCACGAAGTCGGGCGCACCCTTGGTGACGAGCGTCGTCGCGAACGATGACGCGGCCGCTTCGGTCAACGCGGCAGCCTGCGTCTTGGCAGCTCCCACCGGGTTCGGCGAGGAGATGGGGAGCGTCGTGGCGCCGGCTTCGATGAACGTGATCGAGAACCGCGCCATTCCGCCGGCGTCGGTCTGCTCGTTCACTCCGAAGCCCAGCACGACCACCTCGAGCGTCCCGTGATAGGGGTGCACGAGCGTGCCCGGGCCCGGAGTCTTGAGCGCGTCGACGAGCGCGCGGCGTGCGGGGAAGTAGTCGCGGCCGAGGACGAATGCCTCGATCTGGAAGCGGTCCTCGCGACGGCCGAGCGGCTCGATCAGCGGCGGGCGGAAGGACGCGTCGCCGGGAGACGGAAAGCGGTGGATCGCGATGTTCTGCCCGCTCTCGGCGTTGGACACGGCAACGTTGAACGGGACCCCTCGAAACGACGCGTCGCGGTAGTCTTCTCTCCAGCCCATGCACGCGAGCTTAGCCCTTGGTGGGGGGCTCGAACACTCACGGGCCGACGAGGCTCCAGCCCTGCGAGAGGTCGATGTCGACGCCCGTGTTGCGCTCGGTGCTCACGCTGGCGCTGCGCGGCATGTTCTCGAAGCTGACCTTCAGCTCGGCCTTGGGGGTCTTGCCAGCGAGCTGCGCGCCGCCAATGGGCGCTCCGCTCGGTGCGTTGTCGCCGCCGAAGAGCGAGTCCGCGAGCTTGGGCACGGCTTCGGTGAAGCCCAGCTTGTCGAGCAGCCACGTGCTCGTCGGGGAGATCGTGCGCAGCGCCGCGAACTCCGCGCGCAGCGCACCGCCCAGCGACGCGTGCTTGATGTCGTCGCCGATGCCCGACACGAGGCCCTTCACCCAGTCGCGGAACTCGGTGAACTCGCCCTTGAGCCAATCGCGGATCTTGATCCACTTGCCGTTGACGATGAGCTGGAACTCGTCCCAGTTGTCCGCAACGAGGTGGAGCGGGATAAAGATCGGGTTCCAGTCGTAGTTGAGCCGGAGCTGCAGCGCGATCCAGCCCTCGCCGATCTCGGACCACGTCAGCTTCGCGTCCTCGCGCAGACTCTTGAGCTGCAATGCGACCTTCGTCCACACGGCGACGTCGGCACTTGCGAGCAGGATAGTCCAGCCCGCGGCCGTGGTCGTGAGCGCTCGCCCGAGCTCGAACAGCGCGGGAATGAGCTTGGTGAAGATCGCGACTGTGAGCTCGCGCCCGATCGTCGCGGCCCACAGGAGCATCAGCGTGTTGGCCACGCCGATCTTGTCCGTCAGCCACACGACGCCGTTGCCCAGGCGCACCGCGTACGGATAGAGCTCCTCGGACGCCTTCAAGATTCGCTCGAGCCCAACCGGGATGTCGTCGCCGAGCTGCTTCGCAAACTTCTTGAGCTCGCCTTGGTGCGCGACCTGCCAGTCGGTGAACTTCTCGAGCGCGGTGGTGATGCCGGGGATCAGCTCGCCGGCGATCGCGTTCCTCGAGCCGCGCAGCGCACCCTGGACGTCCTTCCATTGCTCCTCGAACTTCTCGGCACCCTCGAGCGCTTCTCCGCTCAGAACGATGCCCAGGCGGTCCGCGCGCTTCATCAGCTCCTCGATGCCCTTCGATCCCTTGTCGAGCAGCGGGATGATCTCGGCGCCGCCTTTCCCGAAGATCTGCCGGACGAGGTCCTGCTTGCGCCCGGGATCGACGAGGTGGTTGAGCTTGTCCGCGATCTCGGGCAGAAGCTTGTCGATCGTGCGCAGCTTGCCGGCGTTGTCGAAGAGCCTCACGCCAAGCCCGAACAGCGCTGCACCAGCGGTGCCAGATCCGCGCCGGGCCGCGCCGAGGTTGATCGTGAACTTCTGCAGCGCGCTGTCGAGGGAGTCCGTTGCAACCTCGCTGCGTTCGGCCGCGTAGTGGATTCGCTGCAACCATTCGGCTCCTACCCCCAGCTTCTTCGACGCGCGGACGACGCTGACTGCGCCCTCCGCATACGAATGCACGAGCTCGAAGACGGCGAGCGCTCCAGCAGCAACGACGAGCGTCGTCTCGACGATCGCGTGCTTGGCCCCCTTCCACGTCTCAGCGACTCCGTGGCCCACCCTCGCGAGCGCGTGACCGAGCACGGGCAGCCCGAGCGGTCCGACGAGCAGCTCGCGGCCGAGCGCGGCCACGGCGTTGATCTCGCCCAGGCGGTGCTTGAAAGGCAGGAGCGCTTTGTCGACCTGGCGCTGCATCTTCACGATCGGAGCCGCGAGGCGATCGATCGCGGCGAGCGTGACTGAGATGGGGAAGTCGACACCGCTCATGCGGGCCGGAGTCTATCTCTCGCTCGAGCAAGAAAGAACCGGGCTCGCGGCACGTGGAACGTGCAACGAGCCCGGCGCCTCATGAATCTGAAACAGTCGTACCCGAGGAGAGAGCCCGGAGTCTAGCGGGCAGCCTTGCGCTCCGCATCAGCGATCTCTTTCGCGCGCGACATCCAGAACTCGAGCTCGTCCTGGTCGAGCCCGAGCAGGACGGCTGGGCTCCACTTGAAGCGATCCCCGAGGACAGCTACTGCGGTCTTCCAGTCGGCGGGGAAGCGTCGAAAAAATAGAGAGCCACCCGCACGCAATTCATCGCGTCCTTGATGTCGAGCGAGTCGATGAAGCTCGGCGGGCGTCCGGTGATCTTGCCGGCGAGCAGCAAGAGCGAGTCGTTGCGCTTGGCGTCGCTCATGTCGGCAGCGCGGATCATGGCGCCCTTCGGACGCACGAAGCGCAGCTCGGTCACGGGCTCCTCGCCCTTGCCCCACGGGACAGGCACCACGAGCTGCAAGAGCACGGTGCCGTCCGGGTTGAGGCTCGCTTCGTCGGGGAGGGCGGTTTCCTTGGTCGGGTCGACGTCGGGATTCAGTTTCGGGTCGCTCATGCGGCCAGGATCTCATCCGCCGTCTTCGACTCGAAACGAATTGCCGACTCTCCCTCTTCGGTTTCGATCGTGCCCGGGCCCGCGTACCAGGCGTTGTGCCAGGCGCAGACCTTGCCGTTGGCTGCCTCGAGCGTGATCTCGTCGCCGTCTGCGAGCTGGAGCTCCTTCATGTCGAGGTCGCCCTTGTCTGTGATGGCGCCCTCGATGTAGGCGACCTGGGCTTTCTCGCTGTAGCCCGCGGCCTCGCTCGCGCCGAGGACCGTGTCGCGCTTGGGCACGCCGAGGTGGTACTCGAATTTGCCCTTGGCCTGCAGGAGCTTGCCGTTGCGGCGGATGTAGATCGTGCCGCCCACCCGGTTCGGATTCGTTGCCATCGTTTTCTCTTCCTGGCGGCGTCGCCGCGCTGGTTTACGTTTGCGGGGTCTCGGCCGCGCCCGTTGCGCCCGCTTGGCTCGCGGCTGCCGTGTCCGACGCCGTGCTCGTGTCTTCGCCGGGCCCGTCCTGCGCGCCCGTGGGCGGCTGGGCGCCAGATTGGCCCTCCTGGCCCTGCTCGGCTGCCTTTCTGGCCGCTTCCTCGGCGTCCTTGGCAGCTTGGGCGGCCCGGGCTTCCTCGTCGAGCCGGGCGGTGCGCGCGTCCTGCTCGGCTTGCCGCTGCCGCTCGCGATCGGCGGCAGCGTCGCCCCAGGCCTTCTCCTCGTTCGGGGTGCCGCACTGGATGCAGCGCTCGGCGACCAGCTCGTACTGGTGGCCGCACTTCTCGCATTGGGTGTATTTGATCACGGGTTGCCTCAGGAGAATTGCAGCTCGGCCGCGAGGACGCCCAGACCGTTCACGAGCTTCGGCGTGATGATGATGTCGAGCCGCGAGCGGTCGAGCGCGTTGATGTGCGCGTCGAGGTTGGATTGGAAGTCGGCGGCGTCCTCGACCCAGCCGTTGCGCTCCCAAATGCGCCAGAGCGCCATCATCTCGCCCTTGGCGATGTTGGGGGTGATGATCGACTGGCCCGATCCGACACGCGTCGCGTCCTCCATCAGCTTCGAGCGCGAGTACTTCGAGAAGTACACGCGGAAGTCGTAGCGCAGCCGGTCTGTCAGCAGCGGCTTCGTGGCGTCGAAGAAGGACGGATCCGCGACTCCGCTCGTGTTCGTCTTGTACGTCGTGATCGCGCGCAGGATGCGTTGCACGCCGCCGTTGTCGGTCGAGGTGACGGACACGCCGGCGAGCAGCAGCGCGTTCATCTGCGCGACCGTGAAGCGGTCCTGCGTGAGCGGCGGCAGCGTGCCGAGCAGCGGCAGGTCCTTGAAGGGCAGCGCCGGGTCGCCCTCGGCGGACGCGGCCATTTGGATGGCCGCGCTCGCGGCCTTCTCCCACGTCGGCATGGGCTCGGCCGCGTTGGTGTAGAGGACCACGTGCGCGGAATTGCGCGACTGCCCGAGCGCGAGCACGTTCGCGTAGGCGGAGCCGCCGCCGGCGATGCCGCTCGCGCAGGTGATGCCGAGGCCCGCGTTGTTGCGGATCGGCCCGAAGCGGTCCTGGAGCTCGGCTTCGAGGGCCGTGAGGTTGGTCGCGTCGGTCACCGGTGCGCAGATCACGTTGTACTGCGTGTCGGAGAGCTTCGCCCACGCGTTCGCGAGGACGATGTCGCCCGCACCGTTGGCCATGGCGGAGATGGCGACTGCCAAGCCCGTGGGGATGGTCTCGCCCACGTTGTAGCTGTGGCGGAGGTCGATCTCGTTGCCGATCGTGCCCGCGTTCTTCGCAGTGATCGTGACCGTGCCGGCGTTGGCGGTCGCGTTCGCCGGCGCGCTCGAGTCAGCCTGCACGAGGTTGACCAGCGCGGACGCGACGGAGGTCGGCGTCGACGCCGTCGAGACCGTCACCGGATAGCGACGCCCAGCCACGTAGAACGCGAGCGTTCCGCTGGCAGTCGGCGTGCCCGTGAGGGTGTACGTTCCCGTGGCTTGGATCGCGCCGCCCGGATCCGCGAAGGGGAATGCCCACGTCTCGAGGAACTGATCGGAGTTGAAGACGATCGCGGCCATCGCGGCGAGCTCGGAGCCAGCGCCAAAGGCGGCGATCGCTTCGGCGAGCGTGGTGAGCCGCACCGGGATCATCGCCGCGGCCGCGCCCGTGACGAGCTTCTGCCCGATCAGGAGGAGCTTGAAGGGTTGCAGCCCGAGCGTGCCTTGCGCCGCGTCGATCTGAACCAGAACGAGCGGGACGCGGATGTTGGCGGGGATCAAAGAGAAGGCGGTCACGTGTGGGCTCCCTTAGGTGAGTGCGATCGGCAGCTCGGTTCGAGGTCCTTGATCGCCAGTGTTGATA